ACCCGAACTTGACGGGGAAGGCAACCCCATTGTCACATCCGAAATCGCACCCGAACTTGACGGGGAAGGCAACCCCATTGTCACATCCGAAATCGCACCCGAACTTGACGGGGAAGGCAAACCCATTGTCACATCCGAAATCGCACCCGAACTTGACGGGGAAGGCAAACCCATTGTCACATCCGAAATCGAACCCGAACTTGACGGGGAAGGCAAACCCATTGTCACATCCGAAATCGAACCCGAACTTGACGGGGAAGGCAAACCCATATTAGGCGGTCGCCGCCGTCGTTCCCGCCGCCGCTCCGCCAAAAAGACCGCCAAGAAGTCCGCCAAGAAGACCGCCAAGAAGTCCAAGAAGGGCGGTGCTCGCAAGTCCAAGAAGGTCGGCCGTTCTCGCAAGAATGGTTCCAAGCGTCGCGCTCACAGGAAGCACTAAATCGCGGTTCCATTATTCCGCGGATTCATTCATTGATTGATTCCATTATTTTTCGCAATTTAGGCAAAAATAATGGTATGTATATTTAGCGACGACGACTGCGGGTGTGGCGGCGGGTGCGTTTGGTGCGTTTGGAACGTTTGGTGGAGAGGCATCCACGGGAGTTACGATTCGTTTGTTTATTTCGGCTTCCGCCACCTCCGGGTCTCCATATAGGTTTTTTATCTGGATGAGAATAATTGTTTTTATGTGACCTGCCATTCTTTTCAATAGTTTCTGGATGAATACGACACGCATAACCATATCTACATTGTTTAATTCTTGGTACTGGTCCTGCTGCTGCTGCTGCTGCTGCTGCTGCTGCTGCTTTCGTCCGTTCTACATGTCTTCTTAAATCGTCTACTACTTGTTGTTGTCGTTTTCTCGCGGCTTCTTCTTTTTTTATCTTCTCGAGACGAATTTGCTCTACTCGGAGTTTTTGACCCTCTTTGATATCTAATCTATCCTGTTGTTGTTCATTGAGTACTATTACTCTAATATTACTGACTTTCGCAGATGATTTTTCTTCATTTTCAGCATTTATTTTTGCATCAACATTACTACGTTGTTTGCCTTCAGGTGGTTCTAATAACTGCTCGCAAAACGAAGTTACTACATGGCTTAATGTATAATTACCACTTCGCCTGAATTTGTTACTATCAAATTCATGGTTTATACCATTAAGAACACTGTCGATGTCAGTTCGGGGTTCTCTTGAACATTGTTTAAAAAAAAGAACACCATCATCGGGTATTCCAAGGTTCAATATATTCGAATTATCGCTTCTATTTACAATTCTAATTACCCCCTTCAGTTTAGGTTCACTTTTGTCTTCTTGATGGTTTATGTATTGTATTATATGTAATAATAATTCTAAAAATAATATAGACGGGCCTGGCTTTCTATATTCATGTTCTTGGTGAATTAATTGTAACCATTTACTATCAATAACAAATAATTTTGTCAACAAATCTGCTATGGCGTGTCCATCATGATTACTTTTAAAAACGGCGTCCCACATATCGTACTTTGAATCTTCAGCATACTTCCATAATATTTCAGATAATAAATCAAACAAATCTGTTTGATTTAATGGTTCAGATGTAGTTATTTCATATATTCTTTTAGCATATTCTTGGACGATAGATTCTCTTGTTTCGGGGACGGCGGCATCCCCCATGTAAAATATCACTCCAAACAATAATAAAACTATATATATTCATACTAATAAATGTCCGTGCCTCCGCCTCCGCCCCCCACCCTCCCCGACACTATCGCCATTCTCTCGGAGATATGGAATACAAACGCGGCCATACCCGACAACGAGTATGTCCTCGAGAGAATCCACGCGTATGTGAAGACCCAGCTCCCACAGGCGATTAAAAACTACCAGGCCGCACACGCCGAACGCGAAACACGAAAGAAATCTCTCGAACTACTCGCGGATGAAATCACGGAGACTTTCCTAAACCGAACCAAATATTTCTACTGCCAGCAATCCGAATTGTATTTTACATATAATAACCAGGTCAGGTATTCGGTGATACATGAGGATGAAATCCATCACCGCATTTTATCGTTCACCTCGTCCGCACCCAGCACCTTTGGTGCTTCCGCGGACTCGGTGACTATCTCGGCGCCTGTATCGGAAGCCTCTTCTGCGTCGGCCGCACCCAGCACCTTTGGTGCTTCCGCTTCCTCCGCAGGTTGTCCTAATGAGATCACAAGCATTAGCACGAGTGGTGCGAATATAGCGAGTGCGGCTAAATACAAAATCAAGAATAAAATCATCAAAAGCATCCAATCCCGCGATATTCTCTCGTCGATTCCCGAATCCCGCACCATCCAGCATGTCATCGGGCTGCTTTACCCCGCGCTCTTCCGCACCCGCGATCACGCCAAGTATTTCCTCACCATTCTCGGCGATGTCCTTCTCAAAAAATCCGCGCCGCTTATCTACTTCATCCCGCCGGCGTCGAAGGATTTCATCAAAGATCTCGGTGGTGAATGTTACGGTCTATTCGGGTCCGGTTCCAACACATTCGCGACGGCATTCAAGTTCAAATATTATGAGCATCAGTATAAGGATTGTCGGATTGTGGATATTCATGCTCCCGCGGCGTCGTCTTCTGTGTCCGTGGCCGAGTCCGCGTCATCCGCGGCGCATCACCACCGCCCCGCACACATCCGTCTCTCGCATATGCCCGAATTGAAATCATCCATCATCGATTTATTTTGTGTCGCCGCGCATTATTCGCACCGATTCCGCAGTGCGGACGGATTTTTAGATCATCATTGTAAAACACCGGAAGTCGCGACCCACGCGTGGTTTTTCCGTGCTCGAACCGAGCAGCAAATCATCAGCGAGTTCGTAGACCACTCCACCGAGCCTGCGTCATCTGAAAACGGAATTACAATGCCGAATATGTTATATCTGTGGAAGCTGTATCTCGCCGATTTTCGATTGCCAAGTATGATTTTTGCGGCGTCGCTGCGGTCTAAACTCGCGGATTACGCCGTGTCGTCCGCGTCGTCCGCGTCGGCCGCCCCCGACATATTCCCAAACCGCACAAGCCGGTATCTCCCCGTCGTCAGTCAGTTTCGCCGGTTTTGGGGGGAGCAATGTTTCATAAATGACACCGAAATAGAGTTGGAAATAGATGAACTTTCAACACTATTCAATGAATACGTCGGGGCGGGCGCGGCATCCGACGCGACCCTGCTCGGTATTCTCCGCCATTTTTACCCCGATATCATCATCGAAGACGATAAGTATATCCTAAATATGGGATGTCTGCTCTGGGATAAGAAGGCCGAAATCAACGAGTATCTGGAGAGGTTTAAAACCCAGTGTATCACACAGAATCTCTCGTTTCCTCAACCGTTATACAATGCGTACGAATATTATTGCGGGAAATGCTACTTGGTCGCGAAGCGCCGTATTATCAGCAAACGGTATTTTGAGAAGTATTTCGTCGAGGAATACGCGGAATACCTGGATGAAAACGGGATGATTACGATAAAGTGGTGGGTTGCGTCGCCGGTGTCGTCGCCGGTGTCGTCGCCGGATTACGCATAGCTAAACGGGGTCACACTCGCACCCGTGCCGCCGCCACCACCGACGACCTTCACAATCTTGCCCGATTCAAGATATATCTTCATCGGAAATGATGCCGCATATTCAGCATCATGTGTTACAACAATGAGCGTCGATTTTTTCGACATTTCATTAATCATATCAATGACATATTTTTTATGGAACGTGTCGACGGCGGCGGTAGGTTCGTCCATAATGGTAATGGGTTTATTACTCAAATAACTCCGCAACAGGTAAATAATCTGACGCTGGCCGCCGCTTAAATTCTCGCCGCGAGCACCCGCCATCGTATCTAGTCCCTGCGGCAGCTTTTTAAACACATTCATCACCGTCAGTTTATTAAGGACGGCCACCGCCTCCTCCTTCGGAATCTGCGTGCCATAGCATATATTATCGATGACCGACCGATTAAATAATACGACCTTTTGCGAAACAATCGACAATTTACTTCGCAGATATTCGCGTTTGATTTCGGAGATATCCACCCCGTTAAATAGAATCTGGCCCTCGGTCGGTTTAAAAAACCCGGACATCAGTTTTATAATCGTGGATTTCCCGCTACCGTTTGTCCCGATGATTGCGGTGCGTCGGAGCGGTTGGATTTTAAAAGAAACGTTATCGAGGACTTTTTTAACTTCACTTTCTTGTCCGGCGGCACCGGCACGCGCCGCGTATTCAAACGACACATTCTTGAACTCGATATCCCCCGTTATCGGAATATCCGTTTCATTTCCGTCGTCGTTTTTATCGACCATAAGTTTTCGAATATTCGCTTCATTTTCGGTGATTTTGCCATATTCCGCAATCACGCCGATACTTCGCAACGACGCGGTTTTGATATACTTTACAAAAAACAATATAATGAAAATCAGTTTAATCGTCACCTTGCTGTCGATTTTCCGCCTCTTGTATAAGATAAGAATGACATATACGTGAAAAACGAGCACAATTATAATAACAATCGATAAAGCAAAACCGCCGATGGATGAGTTCCATAACTGACCTTCGTGGGCGCTGTCATAGACAGCATGTTTGGTCGTCAAATACTCCATCTCGTCGTCCACCTTTTTCGTGGATATGATACTCAACGAATTACTTAATACATCATCGATGTTGGATAATAGGGTATTCTCTTCATTTTCGCGGTCTTCCGACGTGTTTTTGGTCTTCAAAAGAATGTAATAGTACATAATCATAAATAGTGTAAATACACCTATCGTCAATAAGCCTATTCCGGTGTTTAAATATAATATATACCCCATAATGACAACAGTTGTCAAAATAAACGTGACAATCCAATAAATAAATCGGCCGGTAAATGATGTGACAATATTGGGGATTTTCAGTGTTTTTACGATATGGTTGGAGATATCCTCCTTATCGTAATTCACCTCAATGTTTTTGAATATAACGTCGATGAGCTTGAACCGGATAAACTTCTCCATTTTGGGAAAATACACCTTGTCGTAATAATTGCCGATCATATAGACACTGTCAATGAAGACATTTACTGCGGCGATTTTCCAAAGAATCGAAATCGTATTATCGTATTCGAGGTTATTGATTGCGGTTGTAAAATTCGTAAATAGGTCAGACAACCATATCATTTCGATGGGGTTACATAATAACGTAACCACTATTGTTATGATAAACCATATTTTGTTTTCTTTTAAGAATTCTAAGATATATCCGGTGATAATGTTGTCGTTTGCCATTATATTACCGTAATATTATATTACTGTAATATTACCGTAGTACATTCGTAATGCGGCCGTAATGCGGGGCAGATTTAACGCCTCTTGGGAGTATTCACAAGACGGTGACGCTTACCAGTACTGGCGTTAATCTTGATTGCACCGAACTTTCCCTTACGAGCAGTGTAGCCATACTTACGCAGACGGTTCTCCTTCTTCGCAGTCGCGTGCTTCTTTGCGGAAACGACGCGGCCGTGCTTGTTGAAAATCAACTCGCTCTTGGTGAGGCCACCGGGGGTCTTGTAGGCAGTTCCGTGCCACACCTGAGCGCGAGATCCCTCCAACATCTCATACTTCTGGCCGTGCATGTGGTAGTAACCATCATCGCTGCGATCACAACGTTTCACCATTTTACTAAATAAGACAATAGTCGTTATAATACATCATTAGAAAAAAAGACTAGGCCATTCGGCTAAAACGAGTTCGTCACCGGCGCGCCATACCCGCCAGGAGCCCCCGGCCAACTACCGAACCGATTCAGATTATTCACCGCATATACCTTTTTCACGTTTTTCGTTTCAGTCGCTACGCGGATTAATTGCGCGTAACGCATCTTCTTCGTTATCATTGTATTATTCGTAGAGGTCGCCATTCCGGCGGTAGGGTTCGTCAGAGTCGGGCATTTCAAATAGGGTATGCGTACATTCGGGTCATTGCTGTTTATTACAGTCGGAGTTCCTGACGCGTCATATTGGACCAGGGCGTTATTGACGCGAAATACGCCGCTACATGTGAGGCCGAAGCCGGTTTTGGTGCGGTAACGGGGAGCCATGGACATTACGAGTATGCGAACGAGCGAGCGAGCGAGCGAGTGTGTCGTTAACGATACATATACCCGGCAAAATAAAATTGAAAAAGAGTTAAACATATATCCGTAATATACGTTACTCATATTGCCTACAACAGTTCGCAATGCCACCCAAATCTACTAAATCTGCCGCCGCTGGTGGTGCCGCGACCGCTACCGAAGATCTCAACAAATACCAAAAGATGACCGACCTCGAACACATTCTTAAAAAACCAGACACATATATCGGCACGATTGAGCCCGCGGAAACAACAGAATATGTCATGGACATGGCCACAAACGTCGCATCCGATGCCGGTGCGGACGGCACAAGCGCGACGACGACGACGCTGACCCGGCGAAGTGTCACCTACATCCCCGGATTATACAAGCTCTTCGATGAAGGGATGGTGAATATGCGTGACCATGTTGTCCGTCAGGCACAAGCCGTCGCCGATGGCAAACCCGATGCGCTCCCCGTGACCGCCCTCGAAGTGGAAATCGATGCCGCGGATGGAACGATTCATATGACGAATGATGGTAACGGAATCGATGTCGCCCAGCATCCCGAACACAAACTCTGGATTCCGGAGATGATTTTCGGCCATCTTCGCACATCCACCAACTACGACGAGAACAAGAAGGAGAAAATCGTCGGCGGGAAGAACGGGTTCGGGTTCAAACTCGTCCTTATCTGGTCGGTCTGGGGCCGCGTAGAAACCGTCGACCATGTCCGCGGCCTAAAGTACGTCCAGGAGTTCCGAAACAATTTATCCGAGATTGTGCCGCCCGTGGTCACCAAGACCAAAGTCAAGCCATATACTCGCGTAAGCTTCCGCCCCGATTACGCCAGGTTCGGCCTGCCCGGGAATAATCTCACACCGGATATGCTCGCACTGTTCCTGAAACGCACCTACGATATCGCCGCAGTGACGGACAAGACCGTGAAAGTCAAATACAATGGGACGGTTGTCCCCGTCCGGCATTTTCAGCAGTATGTGGATTTATATATTGGCGGGAAGGGCGACGTCAAGCGTATCTACGAGAACCCTGACCCCCGCTGGGAGTATGCCGTATGCCTGACGACCTCCGACGAGTTCGCACATATCTCATTCGTCAACGGGATATACACGCCGAGGGGCGGCAAGCACGTCGAATATATCACCAACCAAATCGTCCGCAAATTGGCGGAGGTTATCAAGAAGAAGAAAAAGGTCGATGTCAAGCCGAATACCATCAAGGAGCAACTGATGCTTTTCCTGCGCTGTGATATCGAGAACCCGTCATTCTCCAGTCAAACGAAAGACGAGCTGGGGACCGCTGTCGCGAATTTCGGCTCCTCTTGTAAAGTGAGCGACGAATTCATCGAGAAACTCGCGAAGATGGGGGTGATGGATGCCGCGTGTGCTCTAACAGAGGTCAAGGACACGAAGGCCGCGAAGAAAACGGACGGCGCGAAAACCCGGTCGATTCGCGGTATCCCCAAACTCATCGACGCGAATTATGCGGGGTCGGCGGACAAATCCGCGCAGTGTACGATTATCTTATGCGAGGGTGATTCAGCCAAGGCAGGTATCGTCAGTGGTTTGAGTAAGGAGGACAGGAATTTCATCGGTGTTTATCCGATGAAGGGCAAACTCTTCAATGTCCACGGCGAGACGACGAAACGCATCTCCGAAAACCGCGAGATTGCGGAAATCAAGCAAATCCTCGGTCTTGAAACGGGGAAGACCTATACACCGGCGGATGTCGCCACACGGCTGCGTTATGGCAAGGTGCTCTTTATGACGGACCAGGATTTAGACGGCGCACATATCCAGGGACTCGGTATCAATCTATTCCAGATAGAGTGGCCGTCACTTACGAAGATTCCCGGGTTTATCGGGTTTATGAATACTCCGATTCTGAAAGCCCGCCGCGGCACACAGGAGGTCCTCTTCTACAATGATGGCGAGTTCGAGCACTGGAAAAAACAGTTCCCAGGCTCGGTCGTGCCCACCGGTTGGAATACGAAATATTATAAAGGTTTAGGCACGAGCACGGGCAAGGAGTTCAAGGAATACTTCGAGCATAAGAAGATGGTGGCGTTCGTCCATACCGGCGAAGCGTCCAATGACCGCCTGGATATGGCGTTCAATAAGAAGCGCGCGGATGACCGGAAGGAGTGGCTGTCGACGTATTCGCGTGAGGCGTACCTGGATACATCGAAGCCGGAGATTCCGTATGAAGAGTTTATTGACCGCGGTCTTATCCACTTCTCTATCTACGACAATGAGCGTTCGATTCCGAACCTGATGGATGGGCTGAAAATCTCACTGCGTAAAATCTTGTATGCGGCGTTTAAGAAGGGGGGTCTAAAAACGGAAATCAAGGTCGCACAATTCAGCGGGTATGTATCCGAGCACGCCGCGTACCACCATGGTGAGGCGAGTTTGAATGCGGCGATTGTCGGGATGGCGCAGAATTTCGTCGGCAGCAACAATATCAATCTGTTCGAACCCAATGGTCAGTTTGGCGGGAGGCTTCAAGGCGGGCAGGATTCGGCGAGTGAAAGATATATCTTCACACAACTCAACAAGCTGACGCGACTTATCTACCGCCAAGAAGACGACGCGGTGTTGACCTACATCGATGATGACGGTCAGATGGTGGAGCCGGTATACTACGCTCCAGCGATTCCGATGATTCTCGTAAATGGAACGAAGGGAATCGGAACTGGATTCAGCACGGATATTATGCCGCATAATCCGGTTCAAATTATCGCGTATATCCGCGCGATGCTCACGGATGCTGACCGCCCCGTCATTGAGCCTTATTTCAAGGGGTTTAAAGGAACCATTAAGAATATCGGGGGTCCGGCTGCGGCTGCTTCGGCTGCTAACGCAGCCTCCGGTGCGTCCACATTCCACGTGGCCGCGATTTTGCCTTCCGCAAAATATCTCATCAAAGGAACGTATGAAATCGCCGACCGTAAAGTCCGCATCACCGAGCTCCCGATTGGAACATGGACAGACGATTATAAGGAATTCCTGGAAAAGTTGATGGAATCGCCCCCGGCGGAGAAGGACAAGGGAAGCGCCGCCGCAGCAGCAGGAGCAACCGCCCCCGTCTTGAAAGAATATACGGATATGTCAACCGACTCAGTGGTCGATATCACCGTGACGTTTCATCCCGCTTATCCTCACACACCGAAAGACCTTCAAGCAGTAATCATCGACGCGGATGCGGGCACGAACAAGCTGGAGAAACTGCTCGGGTTATTCACGACGCAAAGTACGACGAACATGAATCTCTTCGACCCGCGCGAGAAACTCAGGAAATACGCGAATATCTACGACATCATTGAAGATTATTACACAGAGCGCCTCGCCCTGTATTCGAAACGCAAGACGGCGATGTTGGCGCAACTCGGGAATGAACTGCGGGTCCTCACGAATCGTGCGCGATATATTCAGGAAGTGCTTGACGACAAATTGGAATTACGTCGTCAGACAAAGGAGGCGATTCACGCAAAGATGACCGCACACGGTTATGAACACATCGAGGGGGACACCGAGTATAAATACCTGCTGAAGATGCCGATGGATAGCGTCACGGATGAGAATGTCCGGCACCTTCTCAGCGAACGCGACTCCAAGCGCACACAACATCAGCAACTTACAGATACATCGATTCAAGCGTTATGGACCAAGGACTTGGATGAATTGGAAGGTGAGTATAAAAAATGGGCGGCGGCTGCGGAGGCGGCGTCGGTGGCGATGACAGTAGGCACGGCGAGTGGTGGAGGCGCAGCAGCGAGCAAGAAGAAGATGGTCGTGAAGCGTAACCAATAACGATATATCATATACAGTAATAGATAATAATAAAAATAATAAAAATAATAAAAATAATAAAAACAACACATTTTTTTATTATTTTGGAGCCAATATCGAGCAAGACCGCGAACGAGGAGCGAAAGGAGGCGTAGCCGAGTGGAGCCCGAGTGAGCAATGAGCACAGTCGAGCTCGGGCGAAAGGAGGCGTAGCCGAGTGGAGCCCGAGTGAGAAACTAGAACCAAGGCTTCAACTCCAGCGTCTTGTGCTTGTAATCCGAGAAATTCGGCCGTGCAATCGGCGTATACATATTACTCACATCGCGCTTATACTGGATATATCCCTCCGCCTCGCCATGTATTCTAGGAACACAATATTCAAATACTAATTCATTCAACTCAATAATCTGAGCACGGATTTCGGTCGGGGCATTGGCCGCATTTTGGAGAAAAATCGTGCGCATAATGATACGCAAGGTATCGCAATCCTGTTCGCCAATAACGTATTTTCCGTTGGACCGCTGATACACGCCGGCGCGAATACCGTTCTGGATAATCTGCATATTTTCTTTACTGAAAAATGCGTTGGAGAGGGGAGTATTCTCCCATATTCCATTCAAAGCATCGCGGTATGTCACACACTGATGGACCGGGTTTTTATCATAAAGCGCGAATTGATCTTGTGTAGGCGGCGTTACAATATCAAGACGTCCATTTTTGGGCTGGCCGATGAAGGTATTTTCTGGAGCTGCGTTATAGTTCATGTCTCGGGTATTCTTATACTATTCTTATACTATTATTTCTCTAAATACTCCATACCAAGAACCCATCACCAATTCTTTTTATATTTATAGTATATAGTCGTATACAAACTAGTGGATAACTCATGGATTTCATTTCAGGTAGTAAAAATATAGGTTCATCGGCTGGTATCGGGAGTTCCGGGTCTGATGCGGGTTCCGGAAGTGGAGGAGGTGGATTGTTTAGCGGTTTTTCCAATTTATCTCTACAAAAGATGGTTCTGTTATTAGCGATGATTGCCTTTGTTATTTCGGTGGGAACAGTCGCGATTTTGTTATGGAAGTCAAAGAGTTCGCAGAAGTGGCCGCCTGAAACCGCGAAATGCCCGGATAGGATGACCTTAAGCAGTGATGGCACGCGATGTATAGACCCCTATGGATTAGGTGCGACCGATTATACACCACTCCCTGATAATTGCACGAATTACAATAGTTTTAAAACTGGCACGATGTATACTGGTCAAAAATTAGGTGTAAATGATGTGCCGGATGGATATATCCCGTGGGAAGGTATTTTGGATGGGAAGGCGTCCAGAAGCGCATCGTTGAAGGGCTGCTGAAGTGAACCGAATGGAATAATGTAATGTAATGTAATGTAATGTAATGTAATGGGTATGTAATTACATTACAATGAACGAGTCGCGAGCCCCGCGAACGTCAGGAAGCGGCGAACGTCAGGAAGCGGCGAACGGCGAACGGTGAGCAAGCATTAGAACCGATACGCCCCTGGTGAAGCGCCCGATGCCTGTTGTGCAACGGCGGGAAGAGAGTCAGTTGCAGAACCCGCAACATAAGTACCAACCTTCATATTTCCAGTGATGCACATGGAATAGAACAACCGACTCTGGACGTACATCAGTGCATAGACCAAAATCATCAAAAAGGAATAAAACGTGCTCATTATTGTAACCTTCCCCCTAAACAACATAACAAGAGCGGACACGAATCCTAAACCAGCAATCGCCAAAAATATGAAATTAACAACGGTAAGCCAGTAAAAAAGCAGACAATAATCCTTATCGAGAGGCGCGAAGAAACTTTGAATAGAATCCATTGCTTGAATAATAACTGTTAAGCTGGTTATAATATATAAAAAGAAAAAACATATGTTAAATAACTATCTCAAGAATAACAATCTAGTCAATGTCCTCCGCCGCTTCCGTCGCCTCGCCTGCCATGGCGAACAATAGCATCAATTATAACACATATCTCGGCCGCGACACCATCTACAATAACATCCGCGACTTCCTCGCATCCTTTCAAAAAAACAAGAGCGACCTCACATTTAAGCGCGGGGTCTATATCTACGGCGCACCCGGTGCGGGAAAAACCGAGTTCATCGTCCGTCTGCTAAAAGAACTAAACTACGACATTATTAAATACGATGCGGGCGATATCCGGAATAAGTCCATCATCGACTCTATTACCCAGCACAATATTTCCGATAAAAATATAATGTCGATATTCCAGCGTAAAATCCAGAAAATCGTTATTGTGATGGACGAGCTCGACGGAATGAATAACGGCGACAAGGGCGGTATTACCTCCCTGATTAAACTGATTCGCCCTAAAAAGACCAAAAAACAGAAACAGGAAGAAATCACGATGAATCCCATTATTTGTATCGGAAATTACCACATCGACAAGAAAATCAAGGAACTCATGAAGGTCTGTCACGTATATGAGCTGAAAACGCCTACACCCGCACAAATGTCGACGTTGGTGGATATGACGATGCCGAACCTGGAAATCGGCCTACGTAAAAGCATCATCGCATTCATTCAGGGGAACTTACGCAAACTGAACGCCGTCGCGGAAATGAATAAAACCCAGAACACCATTATCTCGAATAACATCCTCCACGCGATATTTCAGCCGAAGACGTATAACGAGGATATTAAGAAAGTCACGCAAAAACTGTTCAATACCGCGTATCCTATCTGCGACCATAATACGCTCATCAATGAGACCGACCGAACCACGATTGGGCTTTTATGGCATGAGAATGTCATCGACGTGCTTGAGAAGATGCCAGTGGCAGTCTCGGTCCCATTTTACCAACTGTTACTGGATAATATTTGTATGGCGGATTATTTCGACCGTATCACATTCCAGAACCAGATTTGGTTATTCAACGAGTTGTGTTCTCTCATTAAGACGTTTTATAACCATCATTTATACCACCAATCCTTCCCGAAAAAAGCACGGTTTAACCCGACAGAGGTGCGTTTTACGAAGGTTCTCACCAAATATAGCACGGAATACAATAACCTGCTTTTTATACAGAATTTGTGTATTCAGCTGTCAATGGACCAAAAGGACCTGTTCGCATTTTTCCTGACACTTCGGAACCAGTATCCGGAGGAAGACATCCCGCGCATCCTTGAAACGTATGATATCTCTAAACTGGACGTGAACCGAATCTACCGTTATTTAGATAAATATATGGCGAAACCGGAACAAGGGGGGGCGGCGTCATCGGCGTCGGCGTCGGCATCGGCGTCATCGGCGGCAGCGGCGACAGCAGATAATGTCGCGAATGATATATTGGATAATACGGATTTACTTGAATAATCCGCCGCCGTGGATGCGTTTGATATGTATCAAAAAGATATAAGAAATATTTATAAACATATTCAGAATGGGTGCGTCTATTTCACTTGATACAAAATATAAAATTATCCTTGATGCGGAAGTAGAGTGTATTTCAGCACCCGCGCGTGCTGCTGCTGCTGCTGGTGCTTCAAAGAAGCGCAAATCTGATAAAACCACACACACCAACGATTCCGGGTCGGGGTCTGAGTCCGAGTCGGGATCCGAGTCTGGGTCAGGAACCGAGTCATCCGGATCGGGCTCTGACAGTGAAGATGAGACCAAGATATTTACAGTAAAGCTGACTCCAGAAATTATCGGTTATATTCGCGCATATGTTCGCGACAACGATTTCCTGGATATCCTGGATACAATCACTGAAATTGAACTTAATGAATACGGCCATGGTCCAGAGTCAGCACTCGTATTTGATTCACAGACGGTGATTTATAATGCCAATGATAACAAGATAGAGGCGTCTGGTATTTGGGAATATATTGAATCTCCAGTTACAAAGCAACCCCCCACCGTCGCTAAGAAGAGTAGTCGCAAACACAAATCGAAGGGAGGTAGTCGTAGTCACGGCGATAGTGATGGCAATGACGACGCGAACGCGAACGCGAACCCCAATGGGTTTAAAACCAAAGAGGATGAGTTGGCTGTTTCAGAGATTGAAACCATCATTACCGAGAGATTTAAAGAGTATAGCAAGCATCACGATTTTATCATTCACGAGTCGAAAACAAGCATTCTTTCATTGAATATTCATAGCGTTGAAGTCGTCAAGGACTAATATCAATTACGTCAAATGATACGAATATTATTATTATTATTATTATGTGGTATGTTTCCATATAATAATACTATTGCTATTGCTATTGCTATGAACAGTTACATCATTATAACTTCAGGCGGGCCGTCAAAAGTTCCGACATCGTCAACGCTTCCGACGCGTTCTAGTTCTCGGCGTAGATCACGATTTTCGTTTAATAATTGTTCGTATCGTTCTAAAATGTTGTCTCTATCAACAACGGTTGCTTCAATTGTACCATCTGTGCTCGCCGTTCCGTGATCTCGCTTCAATCCGTTGATTTGTTCCGTCATCTCGCAAATCTGTTTATCACGAGATGCCACTTCTGACTGTAGATTCTGAATGATTTGGATGACTTGTTCGTTTGTCAATGCGACAGGGTCCTTGCCTGGTTGCTGAATTATGATTTGACCTCCTCCGCCGCCGCCGCCGGCCCGTGCGGCCGCATCCGCCGTCATCTTCTCTCGGTCCTGTTCCATTTGACGTGTCTGTGCGATAACATCTGGTTTCATTTCAGGTCGTCCCGGCGCATAATTCTCCAACAGTTTCTCCAAGTCGACCATATAAAACCGGCGAAGCTCATGGTCCTTAATGAAATCCATCACCTTCTTCGGTGAATCACGGACGATATCCGGGTTCGCATTCACGAGGAGTTTGCGTTTATCAAATGTATTATGCTCATGTGAAAATACGAGAATCACCTTCATCGGGTTCAATTGGACGAAGGGGACCGTATAATCCTTCAGAAACGCACGCTCTTCCGCCAGACACGCGTCGTCATTGTATCGGTTGTTCTTCAGGAGCTTGCGCTTAAACGCAAATGTCCCCGCCGTCGCGTGGTTCGGGCCGTATGGTCCAAAACGCTTCATTTGTGCGATATGCTTGAAATAAATATAGATTTCACTGGAACCCGCACACAGTGCCTCGGGGTGACTGACAAGCATCTCTACCGCGTGAGATACACGCTGGGGTGGATAATAATCATCGTCGTCCATATATACCAGAATCTCACCGCGCGACTTCTCGTGAAGCAGGTTGCGCTTCTTCCCCAGTGTCATTTTCGTCTCATACTTAAAATATTTGACACGAGGATGTGACGCAATCATGTCTTCCACCGGGTCGGTTCCGTCGTCGATAATAATCCATTCCATTCGGTCTTGTGGATAATCCTGGTTATTAAAACACGATATCATCGCGTTAATAAAGGGGCGGCGATTAAATGTGGGGGTACATACACTCACAAAGGGGTATTTTTTGAAATATTCGGGGGTTGACTTATCTGGTGCTGCGGCTCCGGCTCCGGATCCGGTACCGGCTCCGGTACTGGCTTTGGCTTTGTTTTTACCACCCATGGAATGTAAAAAACTACAGATATAGTTTATTACAATATAATCGTTTATGTCGTTTATACGCGCGGATTACGCACCCCAGTTTTTGATTTTATCGATAAACTCCATAATTCCCTTCCAATATGTCGTTAAATATAGCGTCAATAAAACGAGAATAACAATTGCGGCAACATTAATATCCAAGCTTTCGAACGCATAAAACATGAGCACCAAATTAAAGAAGAAGAATATAATCGGGACATAATGCGAATACAATAATCGATATTCGTCCCAGTGAAGAAATGGATATATACAGAAAGTTCCGATGAATTGGATGAGTTGGACGACATACGCAACAATAGGTAAAATTCCAAGAAATCCGAAGCCAGTAAATATCGACCATAATGAACCGCCGATAAATTCTTTACGATTTTCGGTAGAGTTTATAATCATTCCGATTATTGTGGTGAATAATGGACCGCCGCCGAACGCAAAAAACGCGAATAATAAAAACACAAACGGCATAAATAAAATCATCAGCGGCGACACGACATCATATAACTCCCTCGGAATACTGTTTGTCAATTGTGTGACGTATTTCAGTATATATAGTAACATCGCACGGTTAGATGAAAACGAGAAAATAAACGCATTATTAATCCACTGCTTAAAACGTGCCTTGATGAATTCCCAATTCAGGAGATTTACTTTCGTTACACCTTCATCAACACTTTCCTTCACCAGATCTATCTCCTCTTTCGTTAAACAGAACCATTTGAAAATATATGTATCCAACATGAGTGCTATTTTCAGGTATATCTTTTTCGCACTCGAGAGTTTAGGGTCGTCCGCTATCCCGCCGAATTTATCTTCACAATCAGCTTCACATGCGGTATATTCATCTGTATAACAATACGGCCATTCATGCCTCTCTGTCGGGAAGAGTTTCGGCAAATTCAGATTATTCGTTCGGATACTCTTTGGGTCGGTATAAAAAAGGATATTCACACAAATCACTGAAATAACAACGGTTTCAATAAAAAGGGTAAGCACGTTTAATCCGAAATCCTTCAAAGCATCAATATCAAATAATGATTTGGGTGAGGCCTTCTTTTTACCGCTGCCTTCGTCTTTGTCTTTGTCACCTCCGGAAAGCATCCCGCCTACTTTGCTAAATGTGCCTCCGATGCCGCCGCCGTCTTCACCGTCTTCACCGTCTTCACCGTCTTTTTTTACGTCTTCCTCTTCATCGGCCATTCCACCGTATTCAAATACTAATATTAGTTATAATACTAACATATAATAATCCGCGGCCCTTAACGGCTTAACGGGCGTACATCAATCCGCAATTCCCCGACACAAACGTCAACACATTATACCGCTCTTCTAAAATATGAAAATCGTATGAATAGTGATAAATATTCACATTCGGTTTATTCATTCCGATGATTTCCTTCGTATTCGGATTACAAATCATTTTCACTTCCGCAGCAGGGTCCAACGGCGGGTATATCGTCGTCAATTCAAGCTCGATTTGGTTAAACTTACTCATATTGATAGCACCGCTAGGTTGTAGGTCATACGGGTCCGAATTCAGGCAGAAATTGTAACAGTATATCCCCGGTTTCGCAGACCCACGCGTCCTTGTGTACTTCTCGATGTAATTATAAACCCCCGCATCCAGCAGATTCTCGCGGTATTTTCCATTCAGTGAAATTCCCAACATCTGTAAAATGTCGCGCTCGTTTTCGGACTGGAAGTCGCCCGTGATGTGAAGACCCGTCAGGCGTTTATCGCCCGGATTGATACCGGGGCCAATCCCGTTCTTCGGTCCGTTTTTATCATAATAATACTGGTCAAACTGAAAGTCGGGGCGTGCCTTCCCTGCGGGTGTCTGAAGATCGCTCGCGGTTGTGACGATTTCCGTGAACGCCATGGGTCGCCAGTCATCATCGGTCGGTGCGGGAATAATATCATACGGGAGGTAATTATACGGCCAGTTCGTATAATTGCTCCATTCATTCCGCAGATTCACGTCGCTCCGCTGGAAAAACATCGTCCACGACGAGACCATCCCCATCGAGTTCTCTATCTTGATTTTCCGATTTCCGGTGACATCATTGAACGTCCAGTCGTAATACGACTTAAGCAGATACTTCTGCTGATTCGCCGCGAAGACTTTAGATTCATCATCCGAGAGAAAACAGTAGGTCGCCATTAAATGGACATCCGCATTCCAATCCGTGCGGATACTAGGATATGAATTCAGGCTCAAATCAATACTGGGAGGCGGGTATAAAAATCGCCACATTTGGTGAAGGGGGTTCGTGAAATCGGGTTGGACGACGGGCCAATAATTCACCGAATCGCCTACATCGCGTATAGTGAAGAGGTCCCTTACTGGGCGCAATGTGACGTCGATTTGAAGCTGGTTATACTGGAGCGAGACGAGGGGGAACGCCATTTTGGAAGACAGCGTGAACCATGAATTAATCGGAATATACAATTTTCGGCCGCGGATAGAGGGTTCGGCACCGGCCGCATTCGACGTGTGATACGCATTGGGATACTGGTTCAGACGCGCACCCGAACAACCCGGATTATATAATTCAGGGACATGACCCGTCATCTGGTTATACAAATCGCGCTTGGTCTTATCCATATCGCGCTCCACAATCGCCATCAAGTTATTCCCGGTGAATTTTTGGAGGGTCATTCCACCGACCGAAATCACGATTTCTTTAATCATCTGGGTTCCCAGATTCTCGATCCATCGGAATTCATACGGCGCCCACATATCGCCCGCGGTCCTGGGAGGGTTTATCGGGCTCCAAATGGTGGGAAGCGTCACGCATACATACGTATCCATCAGTAACTCCGCGTATCGTGGCACATAAAATGTGAATTTCGATTCTTCGGTCATGCGAAGCTTTTTCTGTCCGTCGAAATCAAGTCTAAACTTTTGAAGACCGAAATTCGTATATTTAAGATACGTGCTCTTGAAAAACGATTTTTTGGGGTTGCCGTTTAAGATAACATTTTGATTACCGGTCGCGACCAGGTTTAGTAATCCACCGGTCATTTAGTATTTGTATTATGTCTTTGTATTATGTTGTTGTATTCTATCTTTATAATATCTTTGTAATATCTTTATATAAAATATCTACATTATATACAAAATAAAGGGATACATATATCTCGTTTATCTATCGTTCATTTTATTATGTCATTGAGAGAATACAATATTGAAGTTATTTTTGTGTCTGTCATTATATTATTCATCGCAGTATGGCAGGTATCAGGATTAATACAATCACACAGTATTTCGCGCAACAATGAAATATATATGATTCGTGAAGGACTCGAGAATGCTCACGATACCGCAGTGGCAGCTGTCGCACCGAAAGAGGCAAATGTCATCGATAAAGCTATGTCTATTTTGAAAAGTGCAGGAGGACCTTTTTTGGATAGCCTAGACGTAGGCCAAATAAATTCGCCACTATCCACGGAGGGATTCACCCCAAACACCAGCGAGAATGAAATGACGATACATCAACGTCGTCAGGCCGGAACTGTAATGGATGGTGGGATGGTCGCTGCTGCTCCGCCGCCGCCGCCCGCGCCGCCGCCCGCGCCGACACCGACACCGACCGTAAGCAGTATAAAAGAAGGCCTCAATAATCCCGACCAGGATTCCAAAATGATGATAGATAATAAGCTCACGTCTATGAATATGGGAGACAGTCAAAGCAGGTTCAAACTCCGCGATTATTACATAAAATCCGCTTACAATGCTTTCAACCCCGATAAATTCAAAAACTCGACGGTAAGTATGGACGCGTGTTTATATGTCATCGCACGCGGTTGCCGGTTCATTGATTTCGAGGTGTTTTCGGTAGATAATGTACCGGTTATCGCATCATCATCGGTGAATTCGTTTAATTATAAAGAAACATATAACCATATTCCCGTTTCGGAGGCGTTTGAGGTGTTGGGTAGTTATGCGTTTTCAGGTTCGAAATGTCCCAATCCGAACGATCCATTTATCATTCATATGCGTATTATGTCGCGTAATGTCACGATGTATGACAATCTCGCGAAGGTGATCGCGCAAAGTAAGACGATGGCGCGTAATCTACTGGGGGCAAAATACGGGCGCGAATACCACTCCAAGGATTTAGGGAATGAGAATGTAAGTTCCTTGGCTGGGAAGGTGATTTTGATGGTAGATGGATCGAATCCAGTATATCGTAGTACCAAATTATTCGAATTGATTAATATGAGTTCCAAGTCGCTATTTCTCTCGAAGTATACCTTTTTCGGTGTTAAGAATGTCGGCGACCCGACCACATTTAAGGATGCGAATAAGAAGAATATGTGTCTCGTTATACCGGATAAGGCCGGTCGCCCAATCAATGACGGTCACAATGGACCATTTACGTGGGGGTGCCAAATTGTGGCGATGTGCTTTCAGGAGGAGGCGCGTGATGAGAAATTAAAGGCATACGAGGATAAGTTCGCGTCGGTTGGTTATGGTTTAATATTGAAACCAGAGGATTTGCGGTATGTCCCGATTACGATTGCACCACCCGCACCACCCAATCCGAAGTCATCCATGGAATCCAGACCCGCGGAAGCGGCAGGTGGGTTCAAATTCACGATATAATCGGACGTCGGGCGTCGGACGTCGGGCGTCGAAAATATTATCTATCATTATTATAACATAACAGAGTCTGTATATAATAATGCCATCATCACCATCGAATAAAGATAAGGGCAAAACGTATGAAGAAAAAGAATTGGAAATATTGCGTCAAGCAGTCGATGTCGTTGAAAACCGGAAAGGGGTCGAAGTGATGCGCGACCCTGAAGTAAAGAAAATCATCTCGATTGTAGAGAAGTTTATCGCGGATAAAAAACTGGTGTGTTATGGCGGGACGGCCATCAATAATATCTTGCCCGAAGACGCCCAATTTTACAATAAGGATATCGAATTGCCGGATTACGACTTTTATTCGGACAAGGCGCTCGACCATGCGAAAGAATTGGCGGATATTTATTATAAGGCGGGGTATGAAGATGTCGAGGCTAAATCCGGTGTCCATCACGGGACATATAAAGTCTTCGTTAATTTCACGGGGATTGCGGATATCACCCAAATGGAGCCTGACCTATTCAAGGCGATATCGAAGGACTCGATTATTAAAACCGGAATACGGTATGCACCGCCCGACTTTCTTCGTATGGCGATGTATTTAGAATTATCGCGGCCGGATGGCGATGTATCGCGATGGGAGAAGGTCCAGAAACGATTGACGCTGTTGAATACGCATTACCCCCTTAAGGGCTATCAGTGCGATAAAATACAGTATCAGAGGGGGTTTGATGGTGCGACGGATGAGAATACGGGGGAGATTAGCGCGTCGCGGACGCGTTCACCCTCGCGGTCACGGTCACGGTCGCGGTCGCGGTCACGGTCACGTGACAAATCGGCATCGGCATCGGCATCGGCGTCCAAGTCGACATCCGTGAAAACAGGTGGTGGAATCTTTAACAGTGTAACCTCTATCAAACGAAAGGCAATCTCTCAAATCAAACGTAAGCATCATTCCCTCAACGCATATATGAAATATTTGTTCAACACTGTATCCGAACACGAAGAAACTATTGAGGATTATGAATATTCCATTAAAGAAGACAAGGTCACGCATCGGTATAATCTAAATGTAAAACATGACGGATTACTCCAAGATGATGAGTTTGTTATTTATTCGATGTCGGCGAGAGATATTGAAAAAGAACCATCGTCGAAGAGGGGGCGTCGCAGCCATAAACACGACGACGACGACGACGACGACGAAGACACGGATGACAGCGACAGCGACAGCGAAGAGGACGAGAGTGCGTCCAATTCCCGGTCCAAGTCAGCGTCCCGGTCCAAGTCAGCGTCCCGGTCCAAGTCAGCGTCCGACGCACATTACTCCGTAAGCACATCCAATGTTTCATATTCTACCAACCGAGAGAAAATCCTTCAACAGACCGATATTTATAATATTATCCGAGACGTATTTATTAAAAATAAGGCGGTATTTTTCGGCGGGTATGCGAACCTCCTGTATTCACGGTATATGCCAAAGCACCAGCGCCGTATCGTCAATAAAATCCCCGATTTCGATATTCTATCGGAAGATCCGCGCGTATTATGTGAGGAAGTCGTCCGCGAACTCACCGCGCATAAATACCCCGGAGTCAAATATACGAAACATAAGGGCGTTGGTGAGGTCATCTCCGAACATTATGATATTCGCATCGGTGAGGATGTTGTCGCATTCTTATACAAACCACTCGCGTGTCATAGTTATAATACAATAAGGATTGACGGGGATACAATCCGTATTGCGACGATAGATACAATGTTGAGTTTTTATTTGGCGTTTATTTATGCGGACCGCGTATACTATGATATTAACCGTATTTTATGTATGTCGCAATTCCTGTTTGATGTCCAGCAACATAACCGCCTGAAACAGACCGGGTTATTGAGGCGTTTCAGTATCAATTGTTATGGAAAGCAGCCTACATTGGAATCGATGCGATTTGAAAAGACGAAGAAATATGAAGAATTGAAAGATAAGCGGGATACGCGAGAATACGAGGAGTGGTTCTTGCGGTATATTCCGTTGGAAAACGTGAAGACCGCGAAAGGGACTGCGAAAGGGACTGCGAAAGGGACTGCGAAAGGGACTGCGAAAGGGACGGCGAAGAGGACGAAGACCCGCAAACGCAGTAAGAATACCGGCACAAAGGACGATTAGCGAAGTCCCTCGCCCAGTTTATTGAATATCTTCATAATGACGAAAAACGTGCCAGCGAACATCGCACTAGTGGCGGTGAGCCCAATCATTTTGAAGTTGCCGTCTTCGCCGAATAAGGACGGCAGAAAATGAAGCAACTGTGCGCGAAAAATAGGCATCTGGAAAATGAAATAGAGGATGCCGATAAGTATTGGCATTTGAAGGTCATAATAAATCGCCTCGAGGGTATCCATTTGATTGGACTGTCGCGCATTGGCACGGACGATACTTTCCATAGATGTGTGGTCGCGGATATAATCGTGGCTGCCATCGCCGTCCTGAAAATGGACGGTCTTCGGTTGCGGGACATAATTGGGTCTCGCCTGGTCATCGTGCGTAAATGAATTCGGGTTCATCGGGATATCTCTCGTAGGTATCATTGTCATTCCATTGGCGCTGGCACGCTGGACACCTTGAAGCACCTCGTTCATTACATTCCCTGGGATTTGCTGCTGGTGTTGCTGATTATGAAACGATGGATCGGTGCTTACATTAGGTGAGTAGATGAGAGGCGCACCGCCACCGCCACCGCCACCGCCGTAATTTCCTCCTAAACCTGCGGTTTGACTACTTAAAGGCAGATCATCAATACTGGTTGTATCGCTCATTGTGTAGATTACGAATTATTATAATGATACTAATTAGAATATATTTATAACAATAATGATTTGATAAATATATTACGCACACGCACCGAACCGTTCGTTCAGCGCCATTTCATTCCATTTCATTCCATTTCATTCCATTCCATTCCATTCCATTCCATTCCATTACTCTCAACCGACGCGAGAACCCGAGCGGAGCAGAGCGAGTGGAATGGAGCGGAGCGTAATGAAACGACCGGCGACGCGAGATCTATTTGTGTAACGGTACATCCCTCTTCGACGCATCACATTTCACTGTTTTGGTCTTGTATTGATAACATTTGTCATCCAACTTATACGTATCCTTCTCTAAATCCTTGAGAGGTGGGGCACGAAAGGCGATACACGACCGGTCTTTACACACCTTGCGAAAAAGAGACGCAATACCTAAACCCAGTATAATGGATATAATCGTTCGTCCTGTGTCAGTATGGAGTAATCTTTGAAACCCCATTATAGTGTATAGTGTATTGCTTAATGTATTCTAATATATACACTAGATATAAATTATTGGACAGGTATCTTCTTCACAGCTCCCTTCGCCTTGGCACACGATACCTCCTTTGCGTCAAATGTGAAACAGTTGTCGGCATGGTCTTTATACTGAAACTTCGCAATATTATCGGGTGTCGGATATACATAAATAACTTTCGGATTCGGCACCGATATATAGACATAGAATAGTCCGACGGAAAGGCTAATCAGGAAAATCGGAAATGAAATATGGTTAAATATATTCAACATTATTGTGTAATGGGTCGATGCTATATTATACAGCGATAATAATCCGGTCGGATGTCTATCCGTCTATATGTCACCGGTCGGTCCGATAAGCATATCGTCTATAGTCCCTCGAACATTTTGGCCTTTTTCGCCGCGAGTTCAGCCGCCTTCCCCTTATACCATGTGGATGCGGGGTCAGGTTGATGGACGGTTGTTTCATATACGGGTTTAGGTTCAGGTTCAGGTTCTGGTTCTGGTTCTGGTTCTGGGTCGACGATCTCTACCACCGGCGCAGACGCGGACGCGGACGCTGACGCTGACCGGGACGCGGCGCGACCCCCCGGCGCAGCACCGATACTCCCCACCGGTTTCGTAATCACCCGATTATCCGCAATCCATTTCGGCATAATCACCGGCATATATAACTCATGATAGCTATACCTCTTCTGCGATAAGTAAAACTCGTCCTCGTTATACATCTCAACCAACGCACCATTCGGATTCTCGGTTGTCTCTACCTGCGAGTAAACGTATTTCGTTTCGCGCATCTTCAAGAACGCCGGCTCAATATCTGTCTGATAAAGCACGAGAATATCATCGATAATACTCCGGTTTTTCCAGTCCGACTCCTGGAACTCAACCATAAACGTCTTAATCTGTGCGATTTTCTCGGCGATTACGCGCGTATGTGTATCAGTATCCCGCTGGATATCATCATTGTCCGTGACGCTTAAATAATAGGTGCGGAACTCCGCATACATCTTCAGCTGCTCCTGTAATTTATGCTGGATAGTCTCGAATTGCTCGAGGAGCTCGTCTTCGTTGATGAATCGGAATAAGAGGTCGAGTTTCATGCGGATAATCTCGTCCTTCGTTGCGCGAACCTCTTCCAACGATTCGTTCATCAATGCCTCTAAACTCGCGTATTTGCCGCGTGCGACCTCGATATGAAACCCGCATGGTTGAGAGATATTCCCGCAAATCGCCTTTAATTTGCCGTCGGCTTCTGTGAAAATAGACCCGCCTTCTTGTTTACACACGATACACGCGGGTTTAATAATTGCGAGACGTTTCGCTTTTTGTTGTGAGGACAACGACTTCCAGTTGATGACGGGGTCATTCATTAATCGTTGCCGGCGTTTCTCGAGCGCGGAATTGTATTTTGCCTTCATCGAATAATACCCGTGGATTGCGTCGTTGATTTTCACGCGGTCTTCCTCGGGGATGAGTTGGTAGGGGTAGATGAGCCCGCGGAACTCATTGGGGTCGGCTGCACGCTGAATATGTTTTTTAAGCGCGTCTTCTTGCTTGCGCGACATTTCGAGGAGGACTCGGGTTGCCTTTTTCAAGGTGTCGCGGGTATCATTGGTCTTTTTCTGGGCGATAATGCGGGACGTGGCGCCGCCGCCGCCGCCACCGCCCATTTGATAACTCCGTTCTTGAATCGCCTCATGTAAGTCTTGGTATATCGACGCGGATGCGGACATTGTATATACTATCTCTAGATAGTATTCATACGGCGTTACGCGTATTTACGCGTATTTACTAATAAGGACGTATTCATACGGCGTTATGCGTATTTGCGTGTATAATAATCCTCTTCCGGTCCTTTCCACGCAGGCAAATTGGTAAGCATTCCCATACCGTTGCCCGCGGGGTGTGTTCGACAATCCATCGGGATGCCCTTACTTTGCGCATAATGTGTCGCATTTACCATCTTTAGTTTCGAGAGAATGTATTCTTGTTGCCGTCGTTTCTTTGCCTCAACTTCTTCCGGTGTAGGTTTGCCTTTATACCGAACATACAGAAATACGCCTAAACACACAAACAAACCAATACCCATCATAAAATTGAACGACCGGGTATAGTGAAAATCTTTGATTTTATGGCACTGTTCGAGAGATTTGCTTAAAAAGTATCGGACACCTGGTTCAGTGAGGGCGGGTGCAGGCGCATTGTGGTCCATATCGATTCGCCGATTCGCTTGTTCGCTTAGTATACACTAAAAAAGAAAGAATACACGTTTAACGAATACCGATAATTCCTGTAAATACCGGTGATTACCGGTATATAATAATCGCCGTATATTGTAATTAGCTGCCGACGACGACGACGACGACGACATGGCTGAATTAAGTTCAACTGTAGCTATCGGTTTCTTTTTGGTGGTATTCGCTGCTTACTGTTATTATAAATTCACGAAAAACAATATTTTAAGTGCGGGGATAACATTCATATTCTTCCTCGTCTTATTAATCGGCGAATATTTCATTAATCTCGCAATGTCAAAAGATGTATGCGGGTTCGACCAAAGTAAAACCGCATTATGGGCAACTGTCTTGCCGTGGTTTCTCGTATTAGGGGCCTTAAAGGCGGCACTTGTCGTGTTCCCCGGTTGGTTGTCCCCCTTCAGCAATACATTCGGCTATATTTTCGTATTTGCAGTTACCGATTTGAAGGACGTATTTAACAATATTCTCACTCCGCAGTTTGATTTAGCGCCGAAACCTGCGGGCAGCGGTAAACAGACCGGCGGCGACGGCGGCGGCGAAAGCAGCACAGATATCCCCAAGGATGATGTCGCCAATAAACGCGATATCGGGCGGGCTTTAGAACAAATTTATACCGACCAATCTATCTTACTCAACGAGCTCCATTTAGATAATCTTGACCGGTTCTGGGACAGTTTTAAAGAGTCGCGACTTTTGCGCGCATCGGCTCAAGTAGAGGACTTGGATAAAATCCGGAAATTCTTACGGTTGAAAGATATCGTCGGTGAGTTCGTGTGGCTGGTGCTATGCGGGCTTTTAGTGGTATCGATTAGTTATAATTATATACTGAATATTGGTTGTTCTTTTACACCCGAACAACAGAAGATACGCGCACAGATTTTGAAAGAGAAGCAGGCCGCAGCGGATGCGGAGGCAGAGAAGGATAAGAATAAGGTGATGACCATAAGTTCGTAATCGTCTCGCGTCGTTTACTCATTGCGCCTGCGGCTCCATTCACCACTCCGCTCGGTCATCTCGCCTATATTTGACACATTTTTAATCATTCCCGTCCGATATCGCGAGAGATACGAGCGGAGCGATAGGGAGTGGAGCCGCAGTCGCAAGGACCGACGCGACGCGAGATGGGTGAGAACGAAGCGAGTGGAATGGAGCAACGCGACATGAAACGAACGTAGTTCGAACAACTATATAAAGAGCCGCACCATCGGCCTTGATACATAATACACCGCGAGATACGAGAGAATACCCAGTATGATGGCCACCAGCCAAATCGGAAGCACCGTCTTGCTAGAATAGCCCACGCCGAATTCACGAAGAGACCCGTCCTCATTATAAAGAAATGCGGGATTGGCGTATTGAACCAGCATAAATACGATAATATACAAAAGGATGGCGGTGCCTGCTAGATTATTCCGAATAAATGGTTTTATGGCGAACATAATTATTATTCTTGTTATTATGGTATTATCGATACTACTAATATAATGGAACTACTTTTTATTCGGGTTTTATCCTGAATAAAAAGTACTGTGAGACCTAATTCGACGATTATTCATCGTCCTCTGCGTCTTCTTCTTTCTTTGCCTTCTTCGAATTCTTCTTAGGTTTCTCTTCTTCTTCGGCGTCGGCGTCGTCTTTCTTCGACGTCTTCTTCTTTTTCTTTTCGCCGTCGTCATCGTCGCCACTGCGGCCGCCTTTCGATATACCTTCTATCTTATTAAAAATAGCAATCCAGTGCTTAAGAAAACAACGCCCGTATACGATTGACTTCTTAGCGTCATCCGGGTTTGGATTATCGGTAACTGCCTTCGATTTACCTATTTTATCAATTATTTTCAACAACAATTTACCACCAGACATAGCAGAAGTCATCATTTTTGTATCTGATAATATATGTTCTGCTTTGATTTTTCCATTATATATTCCCGTTGTCACTTTACCAAACATACCGATGTCTGCCTCATCATTACCCTCCATCAATTTCATCTCGTTAGATGCTATCGGTTTAATAGCATCCATAGTTACCTGGTCCTTTTCATTATTGGCCCCTCCTCTCTCGTCATACGGCCAATGTTTCTCCGCTACTTTCTTGATTTTTTTCATTTCCTTCTCTAAACTCCCACCCAGGTCATCCTTATCGAGTTTCGGCGCGGTAAATCCCAGTTTCGCGCACGCACTATCTACTTTGTCACCGCCGCCGCCGATACCGCCGATACCGCCAATGCCGCCCACACTGAACCCGTCAGCACCCCGGTCACCAAATATCAGTGTCGCTCCGACAACAACGATGAAGACCGCAAATATAGCGAGGTCCCGCCGACGGTAATACAAATAAAGTAGAATCGCCGAGAGAATAATATAAATAATAATGCGTTGATTCATTCTTTCGCACGGTGCGTCTTTATATTATTCAAATACTAAAAACTACTCCGAAGTCGCCACTGCGACGCCGTTAATCGTCACCGCCACCGCCACCGCCACCGTCGCCGCCACCGTCGTCCCCTTCATCGTCGTGCTGGTGGATATACGCGGCATCATCCTCCCCCGCATCATCATCCTCCGGAATACCCGTCGACATATCCAGTTCATGCGCCTCGATTTCCGCAGAGACCCGGTCTTCTTCCAGCGCATCCATGACATAAATCTCTCGGTTCATATCCGTGACATAGTCCCGGCGGCCTAGCAGTCGCTCCTTTTGCGCGATCTTCTCCATCTCTTCGCGTTCTTCATCATAATAATCCTGGTCGTAGATTACAACACCCGTCTGCGACGTCCCGCGGCTCCATATTCCCATCTTGTGCGTCTTCATCAGATTCTCCAGTTGACGTTCACCCACCGACATCTCGCCAATTCTCGCGACAACCCCGTCTTTCTCTTTATCTTTGACACGCGTTAGTTTCTCCTTGATATTGGCTAAATTGAAATCGACCGCGGATTTGTCTTTTTCAATCATGCGTAGATACGCGATAAGGAGTTCAGATACACGCTGTCCGAGTGCCTTCTTATCCCCCCCCATCATCGCGTCCATATCACTTATGAGTTGGTCTTTATCTAATGTGCCTGCGTCCGATGAATACAGGCGGGATTGCGGATCGATTTCATCTTCGCGTTCGTCTTCGTCTTCATCGTAGCCTGCGGTGCGTGCAATTGCGCCGGCTTCTCCGATGGCTCCCGCGCCTCCCGCGGCTCCCGCCCGGCGGCCTTTCTTCTTCGTCGTCGTCGCGGTCGCGGTCGCGGTCGTCTTCGCGGATTTCCGGATGACACGGGTCGGCTCCGACTGATAAATCGTAATCGGAGTTTCAACCACGAGATGGATATACGTGCGCATAAATGAAAAGAAGTAGAACAAATACAAATTACGGACGATATCACGGTCAAATACTGAATACATGGAGAAGATATTTTTACGGGTAGAATGCGGCACCCGCTCGCCGAGCTCTTTTTCGATATCTACTTCACGCGCGACCATCGCGACGGCAGCGGAACCGGCGAGACCTTGACGTTGGACCGCTAACGCTGCCGCCGCCGCCGCTATCTTCGCGTCCTTTTCTTCATCGAAGAACACCTCCGCCATAAACGGGGTATTTTCCATCATGACTTTCAGGTCACGCACATGGATTTCCGCATGGCGTATAACTTCCTTAATCACGTGGTCGTTATAAAACGTCTTCAGGGAGGTATAATGTGACGAAATAATCGTCCGGACATCCTTCATATGGTTTGTTGAGAATCCCCAATGTTTCGGGATATTCGTATCATCGAAATCAATACCGTTATGAATAATCGCCGGGAGGACGTCGATAAGGCGCGTGAGTGTATTCCGCATGAACTGGATACTCTTCGCAGCGGTTTCATCGGTTGCCGACATCAATACCGTGCTGCTTTTATTGATTTCAAATCGCATAAGTGTATCCATGATTCGCTCAATCTCTCGGAACTTGGATTTGGTTTGTTTGCCGTTCTGTTGGAGAAACCCGACGACCGATGCTTTCATTTCCTGGTTCGCAGTATGTAAATAATTCTTCAGGTCGCGCATCTCTTCGGTGTCTTCTTGGACATATGCTGAGCTCGATGAATGGATGAGAGCCAGGAGCAGGGTGCGTAATTCCGCGGGGATAATACATTGGTCGAGGGCCGAGGTCGCGGCCGGGTCGGCGCTAGGGTCGGCAGACGCGGACACGACGGAGGCGGCACTGTGCTTTCTCTCGAGATGCTGAATCGCATCCTCGAATTTCTTGAACGGGACGGGTTCCGTCGGACGTGTCTTAGCGACGACAGCATACTTGGCGTCGGTCATCGTATGCCCATTTACAATACGAAGCAGTCGCGTGAGACTGGATGTATCGAATATATTTGAATCACGTTTCAGTTTACGGATTTTATCTTCGATGATGTCGTTAGGACTCCAGTCCGGGGGGTGTGCGGGGCAAATCTCTCGGAGCTCTGGATATAAATAGAGCGCGGTGGCGATGGGGTTGCCGGTGGCCGACGCGACGGTGGACGCGCCTGTGGCCGACGCGGCGGCTTGGTTCATCCGGCAATAATGAATAAACGCCCGATAAACTGTCTGCTCGTTGAATTCCGCAGGTATATTCGGGTATTGAAACCGGGTGTTTCGGTTATCCATGATGGTCGTCGCCCGCGTAATCACCGTCATTTCTCTCGCCGTTTTCGTCAAGAATCCGATAATCCGATTATGATGGTGGATATTCTGCTCGCGTCCCATAAAATAATCAATAGTGCGTTGGCTGCGGCGGTCGACCGGCTCATTACAGCACGCATTCTCCAGGAAGGGCTCGCTCGCCATATTCAGGAGAAGAGGGCTGCTGTTCTTCACGACGGAGTGTATCATCTGCTGAATCGACAAAGAAAAATAGAGACATTTACTTTCAAGGACGGCGAGTTTATCGTGCTGGCCGTGGTATCCGCGTTTCATATCCGTGATAAGCTGGTTGGCGAAATCCGCGGCGACGTTCTGGGGTGTCGGCATATTATCGAGAGATTTCATAGGAGGCATAAAATTCGCCCAACGAAGAATAGAGAGTTCTTCTGGGACGGCTTCCGCGCCACCACCACCCGTGCGCATATTCCGCAAATACTCACGCTTCGTCTCCATCCGCTCCTTCATCGCCGGTTTGGTGATAATAAGCGTATCGATGAGCGTCTTCAACTTCGCGAGAATATCGCCCTCCTTCTTGAACGATTTCAGCGTATTCCACGGCTCGATACTCGTCTTTATTTTATACGCAATACACGCAATATACATCATCCCCGATGTATCACCCTCGCCATCCAGGGGATACCCTGAAAAGGAACGTATACATCCGGCGTGCGTCTTCCGCGTCTTCGGGGTCGGGATGGCACACTGGATTGCGACGGTGAGATACGAGAGGGTAAGAAGAAGAAGTGTCTGAAAAAATGTTTCTTTATAGGGGGGCAGATGCTTGCCTTTCTCTCGGAATAGTTTCTCGGAACGCAGGCGGTAGGCTTCTTCCGGTGGAACCGATGTATCCAGTAGTGCGAGTGTGTTCTGAATAATAAATTCGCGTTCTTGCTGGATGTCAATCCCCATATATCCCGTCATCGTGGTGATGATGTTGTTGATTATTTTCGCGTTCGGGCTATCATATTTTTCAACGATACTTATTCCGTGAAGACCGCCGCCGCCTGCCGCCGCCGCCGCCGGTTTCGCCACTTTCAATATCCCTTCCCCAATATCCGCTTCTATCATATCTCTGGTTACTAATTTGAACCCCGCATCATCGAATCCTTCTTCGGTCTCGTGCTCGATTTTCTTAATAACCGCTCCGCTGAATTTATCCACCCATGCTTCGCCGTCGTCGCTAATCGTCCCGCGTTCTTTACAAATCGTATCGATGACGATATTGAGTCCGCCGCCGCCGGCGGACGACTGGATAAATGCGACCGCGATGGCCTCATAAAACGACGGAAGCAATTTCGCGTTGGATTTAATACAGTATAACCAGTGCGGGTCTTCGTCCATGATTTCGTTGGCCTTGCGTGTAAAGCTGGTGATAAACTGCATGAGGTCGTATTGGCGTTTCACGAAATCGGATTGTGCGACAATCTTGTCTTTCAGTGGCTCCATCGGCGAGATAATCGCGTCGAAGTCGTCGTCGCCGTTGTCGTCATCGCCCGCCGCAGCCGCATGAACACCCATCTTGTATTTACGGTCATTGTATTTATAAAACTCTTTATGCTGTATCTCCATAATCCGCGCGATATTCTTCAGGTCGTATTCGAATTTCTTATTCACGAACTCTGTGAAATTCTCTCGCGTCACTTGATATTTCGCGTCAAACTCCGACTTCATTTTATCCAGGAACGCTTTCTTGATTGCGTCGGTGCCTTCCTTCGCGGTGATATGTGCGATTCCGCCGCCGCCCGCCGCCGTGCCGCCGCCTATGGCGTCCGCTTGTGCCATCAGATTCTTCGCCGCATCCATCGCAAATGGAAGACAATCCCGGTCTACATTACAGAAATAATTCCGGTCGCTGCTCGGGATAACTGCGGGGATGCTTGTATCACGCACCCATTTGCCGCCTTCGCGTTTATAATACAGGAATTTGGTTTCGGTTTCTCCGAGGTCATCGGCGGCCTCCTGTCCTGGTTTATCCGGTTCGACATATTCGTCGATTTCAACCACAGCGTAGTCGCCATCATTTACTGCACGCATTCCCGGTCCGACCATGATTGCCTCCGCCTCCTTCTTCGCTTCATCGAATGTCATTTTCTTATTCTTGATAAGTTCATCCGCCAGAAACATCTTGAATTCGGTTTCGCTCATTTGTTCTTGCTGGTCGCGGTAGGCCTCAATAAACGCGTAATTGGTCGTATCGTATTTCTTATCGAAATAAACCGGAATGTCGCTATCATTGTCTTCTTTGATTGCGTCTTCATTAGGGTAGTTCTTAGAGAGAACGAGGCCGAATCGCTTAGGGCCTCCGCCCGCTACCGCGGCTCCGCCGGCACCGCCTCCGCCCGCTGACGCGGCTCCGCCGCCGCCTCCGCCTCCGCCTATCATCGCACCCGCTGACCGCAATTTATCGCTTTGTTCGCCTAATACCAGATTGAAATCAAAAGGGGTAATAAGTTCGGTCGTCGTTATCGCGACAGCGTCCATATACAACTTCGCATAATCCAGCGCCAACATCCGCGACAGAAGCTCCGACGACGAGAGAAGGTTGTCATTATAGTCGGTTTGTTCAGCCAGCCCCGAAGCATACGCTTGACCGCGCATTTGTTGACGCTGTTTGTCGTCGATTGCCGCCGCACCGACGACGCCCGACCGGACTTGGACATCCTGGAACCCGTACGCTTTAAATACATCCGCATCCATCATTTTACCCGATACAATCAGTTTATAGATGAGGGAAACGCCGAGGTATCGGACGTGATACTGGAATGAACGCAGACGCCCGAATTTACGGAAATTGGTCGCATAATTCCGCTTATATTCAAGCACCCGCTCATATAAAAACGCGACAATCTCGTCGTATTGTTTCACATTCAGATCTTCCTGATAAATCAAAAAAGGCTCAATAAACGCGAGGACATCCTGTAATGTAAGGCGTCCGTGGATATACTGCCGCATCATATCAAAAATATTACGGGTTTTCGGTATAATAACATCCAGAAACTTCCGGTATTTATCGCGTTCATCGACGCCGGGCTCAAGAATAAACTGCTTGACATCGCGGAGGAAATTGTGGGCATTGAGGTCGAGCGGCGTATTCAGGTCGGTGACTTCGTGGGTCGTCAGCGTCATCATCTGACGCAACATATCCCAATACTGGACCTGTTTGGTGTTTAAATCGGATTTATCCAGAATATTGATACTGGGGAGTGTGATACGCGAGTAATAAATAACGGGTTCGGGGAATGTCATAAACCCGGTGATATTCATTCGGTCGTTGGGGGTGAGTGGTACGAATTCAGTGGTTCGTTTGAGGACAGGACCACCTCCGGCTTCATCCGAGCCGGCGGCGGCGGCGGCTGCGGCGGCGGCGGCACCCCCAGTGGGTTGGAGTTTCGATAGACCCATATTATATTTCTGGATAACGAACCGGTGACGTTTGATTTCTTCCCCCACGACAACCGATGAATAAAAATCGTCGAGATTGTCTATTATCGCGGTTATATTCTCGTTCACTTGTTGGATGGTTACGACATCAGGGGAATAACGCGGCGCTTCGTACGGCGTAAAATGGCGAGCCGAGAGATTTGTCATATATTGAGGGTATGTAATCGTTCCGTCGCACCATTGACGCTGTAGTTCATTTTCCGCATCTCGTTCATCCTGGATAAGTCGCGGCGCAATATCCATTTCCGCGGCGCTCCTATCATCAATCGGAATATCGTAAATTACTTTCCGGTTTTTCACGATGGGGATAATCCAGCGAAGTGCGCGGTCCATCCGCATCAGTGAATTGACGAGGGGGCGGAAAAGTGCGCTTTTGGGAGGCGGGATTGAGGGGCTTCCATTTCCGTCAAAGGACGAGAATTTATGTCGGAGTTCTTTAAATCTCTCGACCATCCTCTGAATATTGGACAGAACCGACCGGGATTTCTCGGTGGCGGGAATATTAGTAATCAGTGTATCCATGAGGTCGTCGCACTGCTTCTCTAAATTGAAACGGCGGTATTCATCGGGGATATTGACCGTTTGGACAAGGACGTCTAATTCCTCGCCGACTTGGATTTGGTCGGCGTCGATAAGGATGGCCTTTAATTTCTCGCGGAGAGCGGCGGTGGCGACCGGGAATGCGGCGGCCACACCTCCAGCAGCGGAAGCCACACCTCCAGCAGAGGTGTGATCCGACATTCCGACGGGCTGTTCTGTGGCGTCTTCGCCTGCGCCGAAGGAGGACTGGGGCACGGGCACGCCTTGTTGTCGCGCCAATTGGCGCTGTTTGCGCCGCTCTTCCAATGTCCGTGGCGTGCCCGGCGTGCCCGGCGTGCCGGGTGATTCGACCGCATCCATTCCCATCGTCAAAAACCCGGCCTCGCCTCCCTCAGCGCCCTCGCCACCTTCTACGCCCGCCTCCCCAAACGCCGACGGGGGCGCACGTATTTGAATCTCTTCAATCGGAAGATTCTCCGGAATTCCCATATACCCGAAATTAATGTAAATCATCACATCTTCCGGATATGTTCGGATTTCTATCATATCCTCTTCCAGATTCGTAATCATTCCCGTGATAATCGTCGGAATATCACCGCCGAAACGAATATTTACCCATGTAGAAACGACTAAATTGTTCTGCCTCGCATACCCTTTTTCTTCGGCGCGACTTAATAATTCGATTGTGGTGATACTTTCATCCGTAAGGTTTCCAGCTGCGTCGAGCTTCAAAATGACTTCATCGAGAGAATCGACGTCGATGAGCTTGATTTTACGGCCACTGCTGGCGGCGCCGCTCCCGCCGGCCGATACATAATCCACCAGAAACATGTGGTCATGTATATCGCGATTCGACGGCGCGATTATCTTGATAATATCACCGAGTTCAATAGATAATGATACGACCTCGCCACCGGCGCTCGGCACAATATCTTCTTCCATTATTGTTTAATTTGTTGTGTAATATTATGTTTATATTACCTCGGGTATTGTGTATATATACCTATATATTTCGCGTATTATATAATTCGCGTATTATATTATTAGGATATAATCCCAGCAGTCAAACAAATATAAAGGTAAACACTATAAGTATATACAAGACGTAGTATTTGTATATCGCCTGTAATGTTTTCTATTTCGTCTGCTGAATTGCCAAGTTTGCCTGCGTTTGCCAGTAAGGTCGCTGCTATTGCCGGTACGGCGACGGCGACGGCGACGGCGACGGCGGAGGACAATGGCGGGAATCAAACATTCCATAATTTGCGTGAGTGGTGTACCGAGAACGGTCTTATGGTCCATTATTCTAAAACCCCATCCGGGACGTTTTATATACTGAAGTATGACCGTGCTAAATTGAAGGACACGGAATATGAAACTGTGGGCCGTTTCAGGTCGGTGGTGTTTGACTCCAACGGCCAGATTTGCTGTATCGCGCCCCCGAAGATGTTGAAGTTGACCGATGAGATGAAGTCGTGGCCTGTGAATTCGGAGGGCGGTCACTTGACCGCGGAGGAGCTCGTGGAGGGAATGATGGTAAATCTGTTTTATTATAAGGGTACCGAGAAATGGTATGTCTCGACGAAGAGTAGCGTTGGCGAGGTGTCATTCGACCATATCCAGGAGGCGATGGCGGTGGATGCGACGGCGGGTGCGACGGCGGGTGCGACGGCGGGTGCGTATCAAAAGTTGAACATCCAGGAAATCCTGCGCCGCCGTATTTGCGACATCTTGAGTGTGCTTCCCGGCGGACTGGAAGCGGTCCCCAAGCAGTATTGCTACTCTTTCGTGCTTCAACATCCGAAGAACCAGATCGTGAATGTCATTACGGTTCCAAGGTTGTATTTGGTGGCGGTGTATGAAATCGTCAGACCGGAAGGTGAGGCCGCGGCCGACGCGACCATGGCAGGTGTCAGTGCCATCCGCCTTGAACGCAACATCTTCTCCTGTAGTTTCGGCGGAACTGTTTCACACATGCCTTCCGATTTGACATGTGTCGCGGATGCTACCGACGCGGCGGCGGCCACAACTACGCCCCATACCGTGGAGGATTATTGCCGGATGTATGGTTCGGCGGAGACTCGCAGTGTGTCGCTGCCGGGTGTCGTGTTCCATGACAGGGACACCGGGTTCTGCTATAAGCAACGCAACCCCAAATACGAGAGCGTGAAGAAGCGTAAGGGGATGGAGCAGAAGTTGATCGCACAATATCTCCAACTGCGTAAGGACCGCGCGATTGACGAGTATTTGAAGTATCACCCTCAACATTCCCGGGTGTTTAATACCTTCCGCGAGCGTCTTCACGAGTATACCCTGCGTTTGTATGATGCGTATATCGAGCATTACGTGAAGAAGAACGCGAAGCCTTTGAAGGAATACGACCGCGAGTTGAAGACGCATATGTATAAGCTTCACTATGATGTCTTTTTGGCGACGATGAAGGAGGCGGGGACGTTCGTTACGAAGCATACCGTTATCAATTATGTGAACCAGTTGGCGGCGGCGCAACAGTTGGCGTGCTTGAATGGCGACGGCGGTGTCGGTGTCGGTGGCGGTGGCGGTGGCGGTGCGGCGGTCGGCGGTGCGGCGGTCGGCGGTGCTGCGGTCGGCGGCGGTGCTGCGACTGCGACTGGGGCGGGACGTCGTTTTCTTCCATCGCAACAAGGCAATGGCGGCAATGGCGGCCGACAGATTGAGCGCAGTAGCACGAGCGATGCCAGGAGCGGGTTTCGTAGTGCGAGACCTACCCGCGGAAGAAGTATGCCAACATTGACGATAGAGGTGCCGTCAAGTTGCACGGGCACGGACACCGTGAAGGGAAGCAAGACGTCGGGATGCGTGAAAGTCCATAATCAGTTTGCGGGACTGGATGTTGATATGTAAGACCGCGTCGTATGGGGCAAAAAAATTGATTTGATAATATTAGTATTTACTATTATCAAAGAATCATCATCATCAAGCACGACACGACAATGTCATTTCCAAACTGCCCTCCGGCTCCACCATCGACGCCACTTCCCGACCAGACCGAACTCTATTTCGGTTGGTTTTCGGAGGCCCAGCAATCCATGCGGGTTTCACACCCATCGACACATCGGTATAATGGAAAAACCATGACAAGCCCGCCGTATTGTTACTGGATACAAGGCGACAAGAAAATTCTCGTCACGGAAATCACGCATTCGAGCATCCCGACGCCGCGACAGGTCAAAAATGGCGATATATATCTCGGCCAGGTGGATAAGTATTGGGGGCGGTCGTATACACGACTCGGGGCGGAGGTGACGACTTCTTAGAGAGTTTTGAACAAGAATAACTAGTGTTTGTGTAAAGCGACTAACCCTTTTTATTTACATAAGTTGTTGGGCAATATTTACTTTGCCTAACAATGCTTTTGCTTCTTCGTTTTGTTTTTCAGCAGCCCTTAAATTATTAGTACTCTTTATTTCATTTTGATTGAGTTCGAATGTTGTAGCTTCGGTATTATAACCTTTTCCTTTCGCTGTTTTTGAGTCTTCCCTCAACTTGGTCGCAGTTTTTAATAGGTTTGCGGTAGTCGCAACATTGGTTTCAGCCGCCTTTTTAAGTTCAATCAAGGCCGCATTCCTCGCTTCATTACTCAGTTGGGGTGCAGCCGCTGCGTTTGCTTTATCTAATAATGTTGCCGCATTATACGCATAATTACTTGCGGCATTGAATATTTGCGTCTGGAATTCATTTCTTATCTTATATTGGGTTTCTTCCGCTTTGAATTTAAATGCTTCCACAAAGCCGCCAAATTTATTCTCATTTATATATTTGGTCGTTTTGTCCACTGCCGCCTTCGCAACTTGAAGTGCTGTTTCGGTTTTCGCAGCATACGCTTCCGCAGCCTTTTTCACTTCATCCAACGCGGCCGTTGCTGCCTGCGACGGCCCACTCTTAATCGAGCTCATTGCTGCTGCTGCTTGTTGGCTTGCTTGTTGGCTTGCTTGTTGGCTTGCTTGTTGGCTTGCTTGTTGGCTTGCTTGTTGGCTTGCTTGTTGGCTTGCTTGTTGGCGTGCTGCTTTTAATTGTCCCATTCCTTGTCCTACTGCCGCTTGTGCTTGTCCCATTCCTTGTCCTACTGCTGCCTTTGCTTGAACACCTGCTGTTGCCATTTTTGCCCCTATTGCTTTTGCTGCGTTAACCAGTTTCAAACCCGCCGAAAAAGTTTTCGGATTTGCGTTCTTTAATTTGGTTATTCCGGATATTATTAATAATTTCTTGGATTCTACGGTGGCTAGGACTGTATCTTTCATCTTATTAAAACATTCATTCAAACCTTGATTCTCTGGTTTTTTACTCATTTCGATCATTGCGGCATTAATAGCCGAAATATCCCGATTGATGGTTTTGAATACACCATCTGTGGATATCTCATTATGTAACCGTGTAAGTTTTTCAATAAAACTTTCAGGTGGTATCAGTTCGGGTGGTGATGGTTGGGATGGTGCAGATTCGATCGCTTTTTGTAATGCAGTTATACATGTATCGATCTCTGGGTATGTAGCAAGTAAATTTGTCCGAATTTCGGATGTTTTTTCATTCAACTGTGCTTGGGCAAAGGTGGGATTTGAAGTATAATACTTCGCGATATTAATCATGTCCATAAGTGAATACATGGCCTTTGCTAATGCGACGAATGCGTTAAGCGCACCCAATGACGTCTTTGTAAGAACTGTTGCGGTAGGCATGCCATTTGCTAGTATTGCTTGTCCATCTTTCACCATTTCGGATGCTTTAGTACTTATATCATTGACTCCTGCCATTAAATTCGGATTAGCTGCCTTGAATTTGCCGGTCTGTTCCTCTACTGCTGCCTTGAATTTGCTGGCCGGTTCCTCTACTGCTGCCGCGAGTTCGTTGTACTTTGCCTGTCCTGCTGCCTTTCCTGCTTCTATTGTATCCATGATTCCGGGATTGTTTTTCTTGATTTTGCTGAACTTTGCCCCTGCTGCTGCCTCTGCTGCTGCCGCGAGTTCGCGAGTCCTTGCCTCTGCTGCTGCCGCGAGTTCGCGAGTCCTTGCCTCTGCTGCTGCCGCGAGTTCGCGAGTCCTTGCCTCTGCTGCTGCCGCGAGTTCGCGGCCCTTTGCCATAAAATCAAACCCTCCCCTCTGCGTATTACGATGTTTCACCCGCAATTTGCGAAGAGTCCGCCGCTTTTTATACGCACGTTTGGTATAACGTTTTGCCATTATTGTATGAATACGACGATTATACATTATATCCATATAATAATAATAAATGGATATAATGCCTACAATTAGCTAAATACATCTACAACGTTTTCCGAACTCGTGATATACCGCGGTCTTATTCATCATCATCCATATTCCAATCGGCGAATCGTTTTATCCGGGGACGGTTTTGCGTGAGTCGTCGCAAATGATTGCTTGAATTCTCGACTATCTGTATATAATGGGGACGCTGTCCCAACAACAGACAACGGAGGGGGACTACTCCGTTCCGTGGAGGAATTCGCCGGGGTTTCAAGTTTATACATCGGCGATGGCAGTTGTTCTGGATGATAACCGTTACGATTTCTTTGCGGTGTAACTAACAGCGGTAGGTTATGTGGGCGAGCAGGTTTTTGATTTTTCAGTTTGTCGCGTAGGTTTTCATTATACAGTCCTTTATGAGCTGCGGAAAAAGCCGTGTCCGCAACACTCAACACTTCATTTGGATCTGTGGTTTTGTCTTCATAATCTTTACGGAATTGGTCTGAAAATGACGGTGACGGCATATCGCTTGTTGAACCGAAATATCGCATACCGTTTACAACAAGTGCACCATCTTCTGGACGTGGATCACGACCCGTGATAATATTTTGAAATACTCGCGGTCCTCGCGGTCCTTGCGGTCCTTTTCGTAATAAAGGCGCTGCTAATGCTGCTGCTCATCTCGAAGAACGTATCATCCCACCTCGTTTGGCGGTTCGACATCGTCTTCGTTTACTGCGTTTATTGCGTTTACGAGTCCGCAGTTTTGACGCGTCCGCAGTTTTGACGCGTCCGCAGTTTTGACGCGTGTCGCCGCCGAACGTTTTCGACGGGTTTTCGTTACCATATACATTATGATAATAAAACATTTCGTGTTTATACTAAATGTGTTATTACTGTGTTATTACTGTATCCATTGCGGAGCGAAGCGACGCCAGCGCCGTTGGGGGGCGCTACCCCCACTGAAAGGGCCGTGCCGACTTCTCCACCACCAGCGGTTCCGGCAAAAACACCGCCATTCTCTCGAAGAATTTCACCTCGGGCAGACTCTTCATATGCGGCACAACCGTCGCCTGGGGCTCGACGAGATTCGTGGAATTGATGCCAAATAACGCGGATTCGATATCCACCGAATTGGAGGAGAAATGCTCGCGACTCATCTTCGTGGGGAGGATGCCTACACTTTCAAACGTGAGGGCGGGTTCAAATGCTTTGCCAGCACAGCCGTTCTCAAACGCGACATAGGTGCGTGCGAGGTTTTGCGAGTTTTGCTCGATCTTGAAATCGGTGCGTGTATTCTTGTTTCGGGTAGAGGCCATTAGTGCGATAGGATATATATCTGTGTTATGTTATTATATTTATTATATTTATTATATTTATTATTTATTGCCTAAATAAATATTATATGTTTTGTGTTATATCAGTATCATTTGTAAAATAAAATACTTTTACTTGCACGAACGAGTGCGTCTTTTGTTCGCACGTTTTTTGGATTTCACTTTAGTATGACGATGGCACCGCCGACCACCGCTTGTTGGAATTGTTGCTGCTGTTATTGGTCCGTTATATTGTAATAATCGTTCAACAAGATAATTATCATTTAACACAGCATTACGAGGCCAGATCCATCTTCCTGTATATTTATTATTAATAAATTCAGGACTCACATACGTCCAATCATTAGTGTCAATTGCGTCGCCCCCCCCCCCAGGAATTGTAATCGGATTCTTAATATATCTTGGAGTGAGATTTTTACCAAAGATTGTATCTAGTATCGAACGGTTGGTATACTTTTTGGTCAATAATGCACGTACATCTTTACTAGATTTGCCATTTAAGTTATTTGCCATTTGATTTATATCATAATACTTTAAATTAAATAATATTCTAAAACATCTGGCGAAGAGAATCCGCGATTTCATCCCGGAGTGTTTGCGGGACTTCTTCATTGTGTTTGGCGTGACGCATACACGTATGAAACATATCAAATATCTGGAATGAAAACATCATACAGAAAATCATCTCGCTGTTATCGCCTCCGGCTGCGGTTCCGCCGCCCGGTGCGCCTCCGGCCAGTGGATGACTCGCTAAAATCTCTCGAATCCCCGGATTCTCTCGGAATCGTTCATACAAGTCGTCAATTACAGCGGAAACAATCTCCGGATGGTATTCGTCATCGGTTATCCCGAACGCTTGAAGAAACTGGATACGAAATAGCGTATCTTGGTCATCGGTGTCTTCAATCATCTTATATGTGAGGACGAGATCGTAATTATAGCCGGATAGGTCGAGTGCTGGGGTGACGGGCACGGGTTCAAGCACGGGTTCGTCATCAGGCAGTTCATAGGGTTCAAGCACGGATTCAAACACTGGTTCAAGCACGGGTTCAAGCACGGGTTCAAGCACGGGTTCAAGCACGGGTTCAAGCACGGGTTCAAGCACGGGTTCAAGCACTGGTTCAAGCACGGGTTCATCATCCGGTAGTTCATAGGGTTCAACCATTCCGGTGTTTTCGTTCATTATATAAATTATTATATGAAATAATACTTTATACTGTTTCGTCTTGGCTCAAGAACACCATCCGCTTCTCGCCTCGAGAACACCCTCCGCTAAAGCGCCGGGGTTCTCTCGGCTCGGTCAGTCTCGCCAAAATCTCTCCCAGAATCGGCGAAGATGACCGAGCCGAGCGGAATACCGGAGCGGCAGCGGAGGTATGTAGCGAGGCGAGATGCGGATGGATGTAGCGACGCGAGATGCGGATGGTGTTCTCGACGCGAGACTTACTTACTACCGTTAAATAGGTACTCCTGGTCCCTCACCAACTCACGCGACGGCACTCCACCACGAATCCAGCCATTGACCGCCGCACCTTCCACATAATTCGCCGGGTTGTTAATCGTCGACTTAAACTCCTCCTGAAGGGGGTAGTCCGTGTGTGCGACGTTCAGTTGTTCCGACAGCTGCGTAATGCTCTTCTTATTGGTGTTCGTATCACCCTGAAGCATCCGGGATTCGAAATCCACATTCACGGCGCCGCGTCCTAAAAAGGGGACGGTCAAGAATGGGCGCTCGAGCAGGCTCAATTTACATTTGGCGTGGGTATTCAGGCTGCCAATAGAGAGCTCGGAGTTGGTATCGATATTACAGCCACCAAACCCGGTCTGGTGTCCGCCATTGTAAAACACGTTGGGCTGGCTGGTCGCGAACTGGATAGGACGCTCCATCTGGCAATCCGTCGAGAAGAAGTTGTTGAGCGCATAATTCGCAGCGTTTAAGTTCTGGACATTGCGTTGCGAGAGGTCGCCTGTGTCGCAACCGATGCGCGACATATTATCAAATGTGTAACTTTGTACGTAAGCCATCCTTTATCTTATACTATACCTATATGTAATTAACATAGATATAATATTATTTTGCGAATGTTGCTAAACGGTGGCGGATGGTGGGGGCGGGCGAGAGGGCGAGCGGCCGATTACTGCCCGATAACCTGCCCCAATCGCGAGTTAATTCTCCCGCATGCGAATTCATCGCCCTCCTTACACGACTTCATTTCGCCATAGCAGAATTTCGCGAATGCGTCCTGGTCGTTCGGGATACGCGTATTTGCCACCGGATGGAACTGACGCATCGACGATTCAAATACCGCATTATCACCTAAAGTCCCGAATAATTTCCCATATGTTTCTTCGGGGGTATGATTCGGCGGAATTGTGGGAACATTACTATTCTGGTAAATCGCGTTGCTCGCGTTCGTGTCGATACTTCCGCTGACAAACTGTTTCGCGGATTCATTGATATCGTCTTCCACGGCGGGGTTGAATGACGGGGCGGCGTTCCTACGTTGCGGGTTATCGCTGATCTCCGGTAAAAGCGGATTCATCATCGGGTTTTGCGGTGTCGGGGGCGTGAATTCATCGCGCATCAATTGATACATTTCAGGCTTCTCGATATTATTCGCGAACCCCTCCTTGGTTTTCAGGATTTTCTTCGCGTTTTCGACTTCCGCGCCGGCCTTCCCCTTATGGACGAAATTGTAAATCATAACAATAATTCCTAAAGTAATGGCGCCTAAAATAAATATCGAGAACGCCGATGTGATCAAATAGCCTAAAATCGTGGCGAGGATGACGAATCGCGTAATCGCGTTCAATTTGGCGGGAGGGTCCATCGTCTTCGACGGCCATATCTCGCGAATATAGTCCTTATTCATAAGGATGCTCGGGTCTTCGATCCAGAACACTTGGTCTTTGGGCATTGTTTATGTGTTTGTATAATATTTCGAAGAATAGTAATGTATAAGTTATTATACTCTTATATATTACTATAAGGATTTATACTAGTAGTTCAATCACTCTTTTGCTTCTCCGCGGGTGCGGCGGGTGGGCGCGGCGTCTTCATCGGCTTCTCGCCTGATGTAAACACTGCGGTGTTGGCACCACTGGCGGGGACGGCGGTGGCGGCGGCTGCGGCGGCGGGTGCCTGCTGTGCCTGCTGGCGTTCCTGTACCTTCTTCAACAATCTCTCGCGCATCTGTGCTTGTTTCATATTCTTATTCAGTTGTGACTGCATCGCACCGAAATTCACTTTACCGCCGCCACCACCACCACCGGCACCACCAGGCATATTCATCCCCATCTTGCTTAACATACTCGCCAGATTATTCATCCCGGGCATATTCTTCATCTTCGCCATCAACTCGCTCGCCTCCTGCATAATCTCGCTCTCTTTCAGTTCGCCTGACTTCAGCTTGGAGTCCAACTTCGAGCCGACGGACTTGATAATACCGGACAACTTGGCGGGATTTTTAAGAAGTTGCTGAAATACACCCTTCATCGATGTCTCGTTTTCCATATTCAGGTTCAGGTCGGCGGCGGTTTCTTCTGCGATTTCTTTGGCGAGCTTGCCGATCTTTCCATTTAAGATAGACGAGAGATGTTCGTGGATAGAACTGGCGTCGGGGATAGGAGGCGTGGTGCCTGGTGCTCCGCCTGGTGCTCCGCCCGCCGCACCCGAAAACGCATCATTCATAAACTCGGTGGCTTTCTTAAATGTCTCATCGAGACCCTCTGTGCCGGTGGAACCATCAGTGCCATCTGCGGCACCCCCAGCGCCGGTGCCGGCGCCAAACATCGACCCCATCTCGCCAATCACCTCCTCAAGCTTGGTCTTCAACTCGTTGTCGTCGATAGCCTCGAATAGCTTCGCAGTGTCTCCGAATGAACCCATGTCCGAGAGATTATTCACGATGGAGAAGAGAATCAACTGGAGATACTTCCAAATAATATCCTTGGTGTTTTCGGTGATATCTTCGGTGGCCCAAATCTCGCGGAAGTCGACGCCGGGCAGGAAGTGGCGCGTGTCGTTCGTTCCACTGCTCGTGTCGTTCGTTCCGCTGCTCGCTCCACTCACTCCACTCGCCTGCTCGTCATGGGGGCGAATACCTTCGCGTGAGGAACGTGTGGAGCCGGCCTCGCCGGCGGAAGGAGTTCCACTCGCGAAACCGGAATGAGTTCCACTCGCGAAACTAAATAAGGACTCATTCTTATACAGAATATCAAAAAACTTCACTGGATACACCGCGCGACAATGTGTATACAATTCAATATAAAGCTCATCCGGCATAGGTTTCATTTCATGGGAGTATCCTAAATACCTGGCGAGGGTTTCGCGATACTCGGGGAACGAGCAGTCGATATCGCGGAGGAAATCAAGAATAATGGTCTGAAACTCGGTAGAAATGTCTTCGATGGTGACGGGTTTGTTTGTGGCTGACGACGCCGCCTTACCGCCGCCGCCGCCGTTTCCGTTTCCGTTTCCACCGCCGGTGCGTTTTCCGGCCTTCTTGTGCTTGTGCTTTACTCCACCCATTGTATTGTAATATGTATAAATAAGATATCAAATATTTAAGTCGTTATTGGTGTAATTGATATAGACGTATTTGTGCGTAATAATATACATTTCATTTCATTTCATTCGATTCCATTCCATTACATATGACTTGGTTACTCGTCCTTAACTCTATATTATTTATAACAACACTGACCGAATATCTAATCTGTATGAAGTACATCACCAATACGTATGAATACAAAAACGAATGGTTCAACCTATTATTATGTTTGTTATTTACACCTTTTTACAGTTGCATTTTTATTCGTAAATTCTCATGGAGTAAAATCAAAATGTATATGTCACCTGAACGACGGCATATACTGAAATATCCGATTTTTACAGGCGTGCTCTATACAGTAGAAACATTTCTCATATTTTGGGCGCTAAATACGATGACATTGAGTTATTATACGATTATACGGTCAGGGTTTATTATTTTCAATATCCCGTGGTTCAAATATCTCCTAAAAAAACCGGTGTCGCGTTTATATTACGCAAGTTGCGGGTCATTGATCGTATCGCATGTATTAGTTAGTACGCAGTATTTATTTCATTACCAGGCCAACGCTGCCGATAATCATGTAGTTCAAAATACCCTCATTATTATGACATCCTCTTTTTTGAATTCGTCATATAATAACATTATCGAGTATTCAATGAAGCGTCACGGCGATATCATGTCGAATGTCGACTTCCAAATCATTTTTCAGAGCACGTATTTCGTTCTGGCGGCTCCATTGTCGATATACTATACTACGAAAAACACGCCACCTATAAATCCAGCGACGATAACCATGTACTTTTTTATCGCGGTTGGATTACAAGTCTACATGTTCAATAAAATATACATCCTCAATAGCAAGCAAAGCCTGATTCCCGCGAACATATTACTTAGCGGGCTTGATTTGTTGCGTCGCGTGATTCAGCTTACGTATTCGTTTGTTTGGTTCAAAGAACCGTTCGATGCGATGATTGGAGTTTCTCTCGTGTTTTTGGGGTTATCTGGCGGGCTTCTATTGTATCAGTATATCCGGGATTATCGACTGGTTGCGAATACTTGGTCGCATCAACAGATGGTGGAAGGCGACCTGGAGGGAGGCGACCTGGAGGGAGGCGACCTGGAGGGAGGCGACAATCAATTGGAGAATCTATAATGGAATGGAATGGAATCGAATGGAATCGAATGGAATCGAATGTAAATACAAATAAAACACCGCGAAATTCAGTATAAAAAGTGCTTCGACGACGAAAATGGGCGTCTCATCGAGTACTCCGATGACGGTGACGACCATAAAAAGAATTTGTGCGTAAAGAAGGATGCGGAGATTATCAGCGTAGACGCCGTGGACGCCGTAGTCAGCATATAGAGTATGTCCTATCATAAACCCAATCATCGCGACGAATACGGTACCCGCGAAGATGTAATGAACTGGGCTTGTTTCGGGGATATAGATCACACCGAATATCCCGATGAGGAGAGCGATGATGATGGCTAAAGACCACAGGTTTCGCTGGATTTCGTATAATATTGTAAATACAGCCATGATAAACATACACGCTGCGAGGAAGTGTCGCTCTTGGAATAATGGTGGACGTTGTTGTTGTTGTTGTTGTTGTTGTTGCGTGCCCCCCCGGTGTTATTTTCGCACGAGAATAACGGCTCGCAGCTTGTAATGATACTGGATATACTTCGGGCGCCGGAGGCTGCTGCGGTGTATTTGTAGTAGACAAACCCGATTGGCGCGAGATAGGACGCGAGCATTAGAGTTAGAAGCGTGTTTTGGTCCATTATTTGATATTTATTATACTGACAATTGCGAATATAATAAATAACACTTTTTTACGGAATACGTAATACGTAATATAGATATGGATTTTATTTTTTGTAATGTATACATATATCATCATAAAACACCGTGCTTATGATATATAATGAACCGAAATTGCATAACCAGCACCATAAACTACCCCATGTATATGTCTTATGATATAATGCGTATATGACAGCGGCACTAATACACAACAATACATATAGAATCCACTCTTGATTGACAATGAACTTAATCGACAAAAACATAAACCAAATAAATATTTGGATAAATGAATACTTCAACCACCGCCATGAAAGATGGCCGTTATCGGATTGAACTGATGTAAAATCAATTTGATTCCATGGTTTCACAAACAATATATATGCGAAAAAAAAGAGATAACTCACTATCGAAACGGATTTTATAATAAGATGGTTCTGAACCTGGTTTGAGATAGATAAAATCCCGATGATTGGTTGTACGAATATAAATACCCACGCGATTTGTGATAATAATCGATTTGGATACGTTTTACTCCATATAAAATATTCAATCAGTTGCATTGACATCCATGACTGTATGAATAGAAGGCTCGTAAAGCCGAGTTTGTTATTGAAATACGCAAAAAGACACGCAAATAATCCGAAAATATAGGTATTCAATGACACATTTGCGTTCCAACACATTGTTGTTGTCGGAAATTGTGAAGCTGTGAATTGTGAAGCTGGGAATTATATATTGTATATATTGTATATATTGTATATATTGTATATATTGTATATATTGTATATATTGTATACACATACATGTGTATTCCATAATCATGTATGACGCCGTCATACAAAAACAGGTTCGATAGATTCACCGCAAAATCACCATCTCTTCCACCATATCGGTTTCATATAATTCTCTATAATAATAATATTATACTCACCACTCATATGTTTTCACAGCCGTGCTGACAATCGCACAGGTCTCCTTGACCATATGTGAATACGCCGGCGTTCCGCAAATAAACACCACAATATCATGTGGTCCGTTTGTTCCATCGGGGTGGTCAATAATTCCGGTGAGGTAGTCAATAAGTGTGGCGGGGGTTAGTTTCGTGTTTTCATCGGAAATGAAGAGGCGTTCTTTCACGGCGGCGGGTGGTGTGTCGGTCGTTCTCGAACCTATGCGTAATACCGCGTCTTCGCATGTCCGATACGATGACAAATAATGAAGCTCCTGGTCGTCGTGGTCGTCGTGGTCGTCGTGGTGTCGGTTCTGAAGCCACGCAACACCCATACTATACAGAGGCGTGATTCCAGAGCCACATGAACACATCACGATAAATTTCGCGCGGATTTGTACGTCATCGCATACAAACGACCGGACGTTGGGGGATGCGTCATAATACTTACGACCAAATGGTCCTTTCACAAACACGGTTTGATTGACGAGATACTTGTCGCATATAAGTGGAGATACCTCACCGTTTGGCATACGTTTAATCAGAAAGGTCGCTGCGTCTGCGTCTGCGGCTGCGTCTGCGTGTGATGATGCGGCCGTGTATTCCACCGGTGTATACGGCCGTTTCTTTGTATCAAAATACAGATTAAAATACATCCCCGGTTTATATTTCGGATATTTCTCGCAGAACTGGACTGTGATTTTGTTATGGATTTGACCGGTTTGTTTACCAATCGTCATATTCGTTTGAACCCGATGATTGGATTCTTCACGGATTCGATGTTTATCAAATACGGTGTTCATGAACTCTTCGCGAATGTGTGCTTTTGTTTCGTCGTCATGGGTGATATAGTAGTACAAAAATGACAGTATCGGAACTGCCATCCATACGAGTTTGGTTATAATGTCATCGGTGGATACTTTATCGGAAGTCACGTATTTCGCAAACCCACCAATCAGTGCGACCAATGTCCAGAGGACATATTTATTGAGTTTCAAGTGGACGCGTATGTAAATCAGCGCGACCCCGATCAGTACAACTGGATATAATGCGAGGTCGGCTGCGTTAATCAAGTATACGATAAGGAGACTACCCCCGTATAAAACGTGATACCAGAAGGCGGAAATGATGTTTTTGCGGACGAGGGTCATTAAAAACGACGCGATTTGGATAGGGAATGCGACGGCCAGAATATACGGGATTTTCCCGAAAAGACAGACGATTGTCGCCATAAATTGCGAATGTGTATAGAAATACTTGATTGCGGATTGAAGCGCGGCGGGGCAATCACTCCAATACGGCATTGTAGCGGTCGTCGTCTCTTTCTTGTTTTCACGGAGATATTCGGTGCTTACATCCGCGAGTTTCATCGCGAGAAGGACGATGGCGATGCGGACTACGATGGCGGTAGGAGAACGTGTGCTATCGCTGCGATGGAACAGGAAATACAACACATTGATAATAAGAAAACTCCGCACTGCGAAAACGATGGAATGTGCGCGGAACTCCTGCCAAATCATCGGTAGAATCCCGGTGCGTGTGCGTGGGATGAGAAACTGGAGCGCGGAAAGCGAGAGGATACTGTGAACCCACGTAAGTCCGATAAATCCGCTATCCACACTTCGCAGGGTCATTTCGGCCGTGGCACCGCTATAAAAACAGTCGAAGAGAAGATAGAAATAGTTCATGAGCGAGACGAGACCCATTGTTTTATGAATATGGAATTTGTCCTCGTGTGTGATGAGTTTAGAGATTTTGGTCTTATTGTATTCCAGCTTATGATTGCGATTGAAGCGGGGGTCATCTTCCGATAATTCATCCACTTTGTAATTCCCAAGTAGATTAACGGCATATTCAGAATGCCCGACTTCATTGAATTTAGCGGTGAGGTCGGGGGTTATTTCGTCATTGTCGTCGGGGTCGGATGAGTCGTGTTGCTTGATGTATTTTGTAAATACACTAGTTCCTCCAGGGTGTTCAGGAATAAATGTGGTTATATCGTAAATATTGTTATTGATTATGATACGCATTCGTATGTGTCTAATAACAATATTTAAATTATGTTTATGTTCTTTATTACAGTTTCACTCGATACTTGTATGATTTTGGTTTGGGGTGTTGTGCGGACTTCGTTCTTCGTGCCTTCTTTCGAGTTTTTCCACCCCCCATCCTGAGAATTTTACCTAATGGACCATTTCGAAAATTTTCAATTTTGTTTGCCATTTGTGTTTGAAATTCTTTACCTTTGTTTTCAAATTGTTGCTTTATTCCAGCAGGAGCCGCAGGAGCCGCAGGAGCCGCAGGAGCCGCAGGAGCCGCAGGAGCCGCAGGAGCCGCAGGAGCCGCAGGAGCCGCAGGAGCCGCAGGAGC